GAATCATCAACGAGCAGTTGAGCAGGGAATGGACGAACCCACAGGCAGGAATGTAAGGGAGAACGTTATGGCAAAGCAACATGGTTATCGCAATGGACGCAGGGCACAGGACGGCATGTTTCAGCCAGATATAAAGCAGGACGTAAACGACATGCTGGATATCTATTGCCGCATCAACGACATCAACAAGACCCATCTAGTCAACGACATCCTGCGTGACTGGCTGCTGGACAAGTTTGAGGTTCTTCGGGAAGGGTAGTATAATTAACGTTGCGGGTGGTAGCCGCAATAACCTATAATGTGTACTCACGGCCCGTGTTGTCTGCTACCACCAGACGCACGGGCCGTAGTGGTTAGGTGGTAGCTGACCATGAAGGAAGTTTGGAAGCCGATAGATGGCTACGAGGGACTTTACGAGGTAAGCAACCTCGGAAGAATCAAGAGTTTGCGCAGGGACGTTGCGATACCGAACCCAAGACTCGGAACAGTCGGATACAGGACATATCCAGAGCGAATAAAGCCATGCGTCGAAAACAGGTATGGCTACTATCAAGTGACGCTATCCAAGGAAGCCAAGTCGAGAACGTTGAGAGTTCACAGGCTTGTGGCGCTTGCATTCATTCCAAACCCTGACAACAAACCGTACATCAATCACATAGACGGCAACAAGAAGAACAACCGCGTAAGCAATCTTGAGTGGTGTACTGCGAGCGAAAACAACTGGCATGCGAGTCTCGTTCTCGGAGTTGATAGGTCGCATTGTCCAGACGTTGCCCACGAGGCGAACAAGATTCCAGTCATGCGCGATGACGGGAAAGTGTACCCATCGATGCAGGCGCTCATGAGAGCGCTTGGACTCAAAGGTAGCTCAAGGTCGTTTATGAGAGACGGAATCGTATATAGAGGTCATACGTATAAGATATTGAAAGAGAAAAGAGGGTTTGAATGAAGAAGCCTAGTCTTTATCAGACTGGCGAAGGTTGCTTCATCTGCCATAATCCGACCGTTGTAAGGCATCATATATACGGTGGACACGGCAGGAGGCCGATAGCTGATGATGAAGGATGCTGGGTCGAACTTTGCCCATATCACCACAACATGAGCGACTTCGGCGTGCACTTCGACCACGAGCTTGACCAGTTCTTCAAGGAGGACTGTGAGCGACGCTGGTGCAAGAGAAACGGAAAGTCACCTGATGACTTCCGCGAGCTGTTCGGAATCAACTACATATAGGGAGAGGGAAATGACCAAGACACAGGCGGTGCTCCAATGGCTCCAGACCAATGCGAGCATCAGCAGCATGGAGGCCATACAGAACTTCGGGGCCACCCGACTCGGTGCCATCATCTTCAACTTGCGCAAGCACGGGTACAACATCGAGACCGTATGGTGCGAGGGCAGGGACCGTTTCGGGAACCCCATGAGGTTCGCTAGGTACTATCTCAGGGATTCTCCCGTTGACGGTGGAGGGAATGTGCTATAATTCATTACATCGAGGGTAGCGGCCTTGATGAACATGTGCTATCATACCTATTACGCCCTGCGTGGATGCCGCTACCATCCGCGTGGGGCGTAGTGCATTTGGAGGCACGGTGGACAAGGAATTCGAATCACTTCCAGACAACGTAAGACAGTACATAAGCTATATGCACGAAGACCTCGACAGAAGGGTCAAGGTGGCACTTGACGACTGTGATAGTCCCATTGAACAGCTCTTTGCGCTAGGGCTTGTCAGCCTTCCATCTCGTGAGGATGACTCGTGGTTTTGGAGCACTCAGGCAACGCTAAATGCCAGAGGGAAGGACTACAGAGTTGATTTCCTGCTAGAGAAGTACGATGCAATTTTTGACCCGAAGATGCCAACTCTGACACCGATTTGCGACTGGACTACACAGCTAGTCGTTGAATGCGACGGCTGGGACTATCACTCAAGCAAAGAACAAGTAGATTATGACAACAGGCGTGACCAAGACATCCTTGGAGCATATGCCATACCGACCATACGCTTTTCTGGAAGTGAAATAGCCAAATCGCCCATGTTCTGTGCAAGAACGGCAATCAAAGTTCTCGAAAGCCTAAACGCTGATATGCGCCGACAAGCAGTTGCCGCAGCAGAAGGAACAAGAAGAAACGATTCAGTGAGGGCGCAGCAAAATGAATCATAGCTTCAACGTGGAAGTTGCAAAGGAAGTCGGCGTGCTCGCCGCCACAATCTTCAACAACATAGGCCACTGGGTCACCCACAACAGGGCAACGGGGAGGAACCTCATTGATGGTCGAAATTGGACCTACAATTCCGTCCATGCGTTTGCCGAGCAGTTTCCATACGCAACTGACGGGCAGATAGCGGGCGCACTCAGGAAGCTGAGAGATGCGGGACTCGTTGATACTGGGCAGTACTGCGAGGACAAGCGCGACCGCTCACTCTGGTACACGCTCTCAGAGCGCGGGGCGGCATTCTTCTACGGAAATGCAGCAAACCAGCAGGAAGAATGCATTGCGCAAAATAACGGAATGGACTCCGCTAATCCAACAAATGACTATATAGATACAGATATAAACGCAGATGGTAAACCAGATACTAAACAACTAAAGGAGATTTTGGCCTACCTCAACGAGAAGACGGGAAGAAGCTACCGCCTCGGCAAAAAGGCCCGTGAGCTGATGGATGCACGCTTCAAGGAGCACTACACCATCGATGACTTCAAGAAGGTCATAGACAACATGACGGCACGCTGGAAGGGGACGAAGTTCGAGCAGTACCTGCAACCATCGACGCTCTTTGCCCCCAGCCACTTCGATGAGTACCTGAACAAGCCAGAGGTTAACGCAGCGGAATCAAGCACGAAGAAGGGACGTCTCAGTGACTACAACTACCGCTAAGACCTGCCCGTACTGCGGCAAGCCGTATCCGACCGTCATCATCCCCGCACTTTGGAACATCCCAGAGCGCACCATCCAGAGCATGGAGTGCGGGTGCGAGGGAGAGCGCATGGCGCTCAAAGATGCCTACCGCAGGGCCACCCAGAACGACCTGATAAGGGCGTGGCACGGAACGGGAGTCCCCAAGCGATTCTATGGCGTGCAACCTGACCGCGACGGTCTGGCGGAGCTTGACTTCGCTGGTGGCCTGTACATGACAGGGCCGAAGGGAACGGGAAAGACCACATCCGCATGCCGCATCCTCAAGGCCTACGTGAGGGAGCATCAGAGCGGTGGCTGGGTGTCCGCAAGGTTCCTGAGCGTACCCGACTGGCTGGCGTCGATGCGCGGTCAATGGGGTGACCAAGAGGAGGAGGCGTTCCAGAGGGCTTCGAGGTGCAGCCTGCTCGTGCTCGATGACATAGGCAAGGGCAAGCCGACCGAGTGGGCAATCGAGAGGCTTTTCAGATTGGTCGATGACCGCTACAACGGCGCGAGGCCGACCATCTTCACGTCACAGTACGACCTAGGCGAGCTGGGGGAGCGTTGTACCGTCAACGGTGACGCAGAGACAGCCGATGCCATGGTGAGCAGAATCTTCGAGACCTGCAAGGGCGTCACGTTCGACGGCGATGACCACCGAAGAAAATAGTCGAAATTCTCGTAGCCGCTCCCTACAAACTGTGCTATAGTATCTGCAGCGGGAATGGAAAGGCCCAGACCAGACAGAAGGGAGCACAAGCATGGATACCACAGAAATCATCACAAGCATCAGAAGCCATGAAAAGAGGCTCAAGGATGCAAACGAACGGGCAATCGCAGCCATAGGCAGCGCGGACTACTGGGTGGCTATGACTGCCATAACCGAAGCCGCCGAGCACAAGGGCGCAATCAGCGAGCTTGAGTACCAGCTTGAGCTTATGGAGGTGGAATAATGAGGGCCGAGGCAATCCAGAGGTACGCGGAACCTATAGCCGAGCCTGACGAGCCTGCCACAGGGGCGTGCTGGAACTGCGGGCACATGGCAGACGTGAAGATAGGCGGCAAGACGTACTGCCTATGCGTGTTGAACCGAGACGTGGGCGCAGAGGGTGACGTGTACGTGTGCGCCCCAGAGCGCGACTGCAGCGATTGGGCCTACCATGAGTAGGCCCTCCACTCACTGGTCTGACGAGGAAGACAACGCCCTCAGAGTATTCTACCCTAGGCACGGCGGCGGCTGGGAAGGCTGGCCCGAGGTGCTGCCAGACAGGAGCCGCCACGCGATATACAAGAGGGCAAAGAGAATAGGTCTGTCGCAGGGCTTCTCAAGCTTCGGGCCATACCCGCCAGAGAGGCGAAGGCGAACGTCGAAGAAGGAAAAGCCGACCGAGAGGCCAAACAGGCCAGCCAAGACGGCCGTTCCCAGAGGAGGCACACGGGAGGACGCACTTGTCCTCGAAGCGTTGGAGCAGGGCAAGACCCCGACACAGATTGACGCAGAGAGGCACTGGTACCCCGGCACCACGGTCAGGGTCATGAGGGCGATATGGGAGAGGCAGAACGATGGGTGACACGGAATCCATAGCCGCAATCGTAGCAGTCAACGTCTTGCTGGCGGCAGCAAATCGTATGCGGGGCGCTGACTACTGGATTATAAGCGCATACGCCGCGATGATATGCGTTCTTGCACTGTTGACGATGTAAGGAGACATGACACATGGCGGGGCGAGCACAGGAATGAGCGGAGACAGGAAGTACCACGAGCTGCTGCGATGGGCCATAGCCGCTAGGGTGAGGCGCGGCGAGAAGGTGGAGACTGTGGCAAGGTCCACAGGTATACCAGAGGGCATGGTAAGGGCATTCTGCATAGAGAACAACGTGCGCCCACGATACAAAAGGGTCATAACTCCAAAGAAGGCAGAGGAGCTGCGCCGCATGTGGAAGGAGAACATGCCAGCCAAGGAGATGGCAGCAAAGACAGGCATAGAAACGGGGACGATTATCTCATACGCAAGGGCCCACAGGGACGAGTTTGGCTACAGGTACAACGTAAGGGGTGAATAGGCATGGTGCAGTGGTACCCGAGGCGCACTGTCATCGACTACGCAAGGTCGAACAACCGTCGCAAGAACAGGCTCAAGAACAAAGTCAGGATGGCAAGGAGAAGCTGATGGCATGGGACAAGGACAGGCCGTATGCACCGTTCTGGAACGACAAGGACTACAGGGCATCCATGTTTGGGAGCATGGACAACTATGGTGACGGTTCCGACATAACCTTTGACAACATAGACACCATCTACGAGGACGGCGAATACGTGCCTAGCAAGCACGACCTTCACGGGAACGTCGTTCCATCCTTCTACGCATACAGGCCATTCAGGGAGGTGGAGCTTGAGCTTGCGTTTGTGCGCTTCGAGCAAAGGAGGACGAACGGCATATTCTGGTGGGAGGATGGCGATGGCAGGGAGTACCCCATGTTCGCTAGGGAGGTAAACAGACTGCTCAACCTAGGGCTTTTCGAGCGGACAATCGGTGGAAGGTGGTCAGCCCAGAAGCTCGGGCTTGACTATGGCGTAAGGCTGGTGACGGAATGACGCCGACCGAGAAGGCACGCCGCTCCGACTCCCTCTACTACGACACCCATGGTGCGAACAGACGCAACCTATGTGACATGATTGCCGAGCGCGAGGACCGCATAGAGGAGCTTGAGGCTGGGAACGCCAAGCTGCGCGAGTTGCTGCAAAGAACATGGGACGCATTTCACGATGCGACGGCACGCGAGTTTGATACGGTCAAGAATGAGCTGCGCAAGCTGGGAATCGAGGTGGACGAATGACCCACGACGAGCGAGTGCACTACCACATGTACGACACCTGCGAGGGTATAGCGGAGCACGCTGAGCGGATAGTGAGGCTTGAGGAGCTGGTATGCGACCTCTATGAAGCCTACGAGGGAGAAGTCAACGACTGTTGGTTGGTGGAGTTTAGAGAACGTATGCGCGAGCTTGGAATCGAGGTGGACTGGTGAGCGACCCAATCTATGAAGCGCAAGCCTATGAGATTGCGAAGATGGCAAGAAGTATTAGTGCTCTTGAAGCAGAGAACGCAAGGCTGCGGGAGCAAGTAGAGCGCTTGCAGCCGAAAGACTGCGAAGGAAACGCACTTGACATCGCAGACACGGTGAGCATGCTTCGCTCCGAGTACGACGGCGACCACGAGTGGGATGACGTGGTGGTCGAGCTGGTGCTGACCAAGTGGGGCGGCGACAGATGGATTGTCCGTGGCTCCAAGGGCGAGGCATGGGCGTGCGACTGCACCAAGACAGGATACGACGAGGATGCGTTTGAGGACTCGGATGATGTAGAGCCGTTCGATGACGCCACGCTTGCCGAGGTCGAGAACACCAAGCTGCGGGAGCTGGCAGCGCATGCGCTAAGGCACATCGTCGAGTTTGAGTGTGAAGCAGACAACAGGGAGGAATTCCAAGGAAAGCCGTGTGAGTGGTGCGTTTACGATGGCTCTAGCGATTGTCCGAAAATCATAGCCGCCATGTATGGTGAGCTGGGAGTGGAGGCGCCAGATGATTAGCGTGGTGGACAAGATTGACATCGGCATGCTCAAAGTGATTGTAGACGCCGATGCCCAGCTTCCGTCGTTTGTCAAAGTTGCGCGTAGGGAGTGGTACGACAGCGTCACGTACGTACCCATAGAGAACGTGTCGCGACTTCAGCGCGAGAAGTTCAAGCTGGAGGATGAGAACACGAAGCTGCGCGAGCTGGTGCTGGACATGTGGCAAGAGGGCATGTGCGAGTGCGGTTCACATGGAAAGTGCAAGAGCTGCATGTATGACTACCCGACCCGCATGCGCGAGCTGGGAGTGGAGGTGGACGAATGAGCAAGATACAGCGAAACCTGGACGGTGTGTACTTCCGCATCGAGCGTGACGGTAAGTGGGATAACGTCTGCTTCAGCGACATGACCAAGGAGGAGCGCGACAAGATAGCCACAAGGAGAGCCAAGCACTCTACACTTGAGGAGCAGGCGCAGTGGTGGCGCTCGATGGCCGAGATTATGGCAGACCAGCTCTATGACATGGGCGAGCAGTTTGGAATCATCGGAGGGTAGGCGAGTGAGAGATATGTATGTAATGGACGATGCCAACTTGCCAGTGGTGAAGGTGCAGCTTGACGATGGAGCATTCATGCCAGTTAGGGCGCATGACACGGACGCTGGTGCAGACATATTCTCGCCCACGTGCTTTCGCGTACCCGCGCGAGGAAGCTACACGGTCAGGACGGGGGTTCATGTGCAACTGCCGCCCAACACAAAGTGCGACATACGCTCAAAGAGCGGACTCAACATCAGGGACAACATCATCACGGACGGGCTTGTCGACGAGGGATACAGCGGAGAGATTATGGTCAAGCTCTACAACATGGGGGACCTACCTAAGCAGTTCAACAGGGGGGACAAGATAACCCAGATTGTCATAACGCCAGTGCTCTACACGCGCTTCGAGCAGGTAGAAATCGTGCAAGGTGGCGAGAGGGGAGACGGTGGCTTTGGGTCAACGGGGAGATAGCGTAATGCCTCTGGTGCTTGCGTTCGTGTGCGCGATTGCGGCGCTCATGTTCCTGCTCGCGCTAGGGCTTACAGGATGCAGCACGGCAATTGCAAGGTAAGAGGCACGGGCCACCAAAAGGTGGCCCAAACTTTTTTGGAAACAAGCGTTTACAACTGTGCTATATAGTGCTATAGTATACACAGCAACGGGAACACGAAAGAAGGGAGCACAAGTAGCCATGATTTCAAGGGTTGTTGTAAATCATGAGGAACGCAACTACTTCGGTGACTACGACGAGATACGCACCGACCGCATGAGCAACATAACAGACGAGAAGATAGCCAAGGCCATAAACAAGCTGGTGAACCGCTTCAAAACAAAGAGGCACCGCGACACGCTCTTTGTGTGCTACGACGATGACACGGCATACCGCCTAGGCTACACGACTGTAGACATGGAGAGCTACGAGCACCCAACCTTTGGCACGATGTACAGGGGTGGGCGTGACGCCCTCATGCTGAGGCACTACACGCACATATCGGTGGATAGCTGGGATACAGACGAGGAAGTTACGGCGGCACAGGCGAAGCGCCGCATACTTGGAGGCAAGAAGTAAATGGCAGTATCAACCACAACGGTCAAGCAGCAGATTCAGGTAGAGCGCGGGCATACGCTTGCATTACAGGTCATGCGCCTAAAGCAGTTGGTAGAAGACTACGACAAAGAGCTTGAGGCATCGCTTGTCGGATGGGGAGTCATAGCAGAGCTTACAGGCCATTGGAACAGGTACGGCCACCTACACAAGCGGGCGCAAGAGCTGAGAGCGATTGGAGAGTGACAGAAATGAGCACACGCAGCGCGACCAGATTCAACCGAGAGGTTGGCGAGAGGCTAGAGCACATGCGGAACGTCCTTGGCATGTCGCAGCAGGTTGTCGCAGACCAACTCGGAGTCACGAGGCAGACGCTCTCGAACTACGAGAGCGGAAGGAACTCCATGTCGGCGGGAAACGTCCGCGCAGTCTGCGAGATTTACAGAATACCGCCGACGTGGCTTCTTGGAATCGATGATGAGCTTTACCTCAAGTCCACGGTCAACGGAAGGCACATCGAAATCAGGGAGAAGAGTCCGAGCATCGCATCACCGCTGAAGGACGTAGAAGGGGAGGAATCATGAGCACACGCAGCGCGACAATCATCAGACAGACCACGTACTGGGGAGAGGAGGCCGAGACGGAGGAGCTTATGCGGTTCTACCGCCACTGTGACGGCTACCCAGAGGGTCACGGCATCGACATGGCTGAGGCAATCGTGGAGGTCGATGGCATTGGAATCGACATTAGAGCATGGTGCCAGCCGTTCTTGGCAAAGTTCCTCAGCAAGCCGTGCACGGTGGAGTTCGAGCCGTTCGGGTGCCAGCACGGAGACCTCGAATACCTCTATGTGGTCGAGGGAATGGTAGACCACCGCTTGGGAGCAAGGCACGAAGGCAAGCTTCCAGTCACCATCAGCGTCTATGGCATCGGCTGGGACGAGGACTACGCAGACGTGGAGAAGAGGGAGCCTATTTTCAGCGGCACGGCATACGAGTACATCGAGAAGTTCTGGAAGGGGCAGTAACGACCGAGAAGGAAATGGCAGACAGGTTGCGTGAGTCCATCGACCTGACGCGGTTTGACGAGGGTATCTACATCTTCAATGACGGCGGGCGGTTCGGGACCATCAAGAACTACCAGACAGACAGCGAGCACTATCAGGTTATGTTCGACAACATGACGCGGGAGCAGGTACTTGAGATTTTCGGGAAGGGGCTGTAATGAGCATCACTGACGAGCTGAGGAAGCGTGCAGCCAAGGTGGCTCAGGTCATAACCGAGCATCCGGACCTGCCGATGCTGTGTCTGGCTCCTTCCACTCCGAGCGACTACGACTCGTGGTATCACGACGTCACGGGTGCTGACGTCAAGCAGATGCTTTTCTCGAACGAGGTTGCCGAGCTGTACGGTGACTTCTTCGGGCTGGATTGCGACCGCTACTACGACGATGCGGACGATGTGGCGGAGCGCATAGAGGACTACTGGCTATGGGATAACGACCACGGCAAGCCGATGGAGCAATTCGACGATGACGAGTGGGCCAAGACATACCAGCCCATCGCTGAGATGATGGCGGCAGACATGCCGTGGCATGAGTACATCGTGATTGACTGTTACTAGATGGGAGACAACCACATGGACGAGGTTATGGCGTTCTGCGCTGCTTGGGCGCTCAAGGAGAGGCTTGACGCAGCGACAAAGAAGGGTTCAACACTAAGAAGGGCCATGGACGAGCGATACCGCGAGCTGTACGAGCTTGACGGAGAGACTGGCCACGACGTCGAGGTGATGGGCCAGAAGGTCGGTCGCTACACGTTCCCAAAGAGGAAGGGCAAGCCAGCGCGGACCACGACGAAGGCCGTGGCATACGACTACGACGCAATACTGGCAGACGATAACGACGAGTTTGCCGAGTGGCTTTCAGCCTACGTCAAGGGCCACATAGGAGAGCTTGCGGAAAAGTACGTCATGGAGACTGGGGACATGCTGGCAGGAGTAAGGCTGTTCACAGAGGAGACTTCGGCCACGCCCGACACCATAGCCTCCGAGGGCAACCCATACAACATAAGCTACGAGAGCGTGTCGGCTGCGCTTCCAGAGCTTACGGGAACAATCAGGGGCCTACTGGGAACCTAGTGAAATTCCTTTTAAAAAAGTGCTTGAAGCCGCTCATATAGTGTGCTATAGTATAGATATCGGGAGGGGAGAGGCCCCGACCACGTACTAGGGAGCACGAGATGACCACCAAGATGACCACCAAGATGACCACCAAGATGACCACCAAGATGACCAAGACGATGAACGACGCCTACGAGTTCCTTCTGGGCTGCGTTGAGAATGCGGAGAGCAAGTCGTTCGGCGAGTGGTTCGCAGGCAGCGATGATGAGTACGAAGAGTGGCTGATTCAGCGCGTCTCCCAGCTCGGGGAGCGCAGGGTTCGCCAGATGCTCAAGGATAGCAAGCGCCGTTACGCGCTCGCCAAGGAGGGCATCGTGGGTTCGTGTGACGTGACCATGAACACCCTCAAGGCCCTTGAGAGTCGTGGGCTTGTGGAGCTTCCAGACGTGTATGGGCTGAATGGGTATGCGGTGAAGGTGATTCTCATTTAGCTGATGGTGGAAGGCCAAGGGCGGGGGCCTAAACCCGCCCACTTTATTGGAGCACAGAGAAGGGAGCTTAGAAATGACCAAGAACTTTTTTGATTCTTGTTGCTATAACAGGTTGTATGTGCTATAATAGCATCAGCGGGTAAGGGAAAGGCCCTTACGAAACCAGATGGGAGCACGCGATGGTTTACATGGTATACATCAAGAGCAACGGCGAGTGGGTCGCTTGGAGCAACGAGTCCAGCTACGCGGATGCGGTTCGCGAGATGGAATATCTCATCAAGTACGAAGGCGTCGAAGCCATCATAGCCTAGAAAGGGGAGCACATCATGACCAAGAACGGAAAGCTCAGCAAGCGCGACATGGACACGCTGAACAAGGCGTGGGAGATTCTGAGCAGGTGGAGCGAATGGGCAGAGGAAGACGCCGACGCCCATGGCTATGAGGCAGATACCGACTACTGCTACTCAAACGCAATGGCAGCAGTCGCAGGCCTGTGCGAGTTCGTCAACAACTACGAGGAGGCATAGACATGGAGGTTTTCAGCGACTTCGAGCAGAGGCAAGCCGAGAGGTACGCAAGGCGAGAGGAGCGCAGGAATCAGGAGCGCATCAGGACAACAGCAGCGGTCATGAAGCTGACATACGTTGTCCTTGGTGCTGCAACGCTCTACGTGATTCTGTTTCTCGGTTGCCTTTTGGCAAGCATGTAGGGAGGAAGGAAATGGGAGCATGCAACTTCATCGCGTTCGGCAAGGGCAAGACCAAGGAGGAGGCATTCAAAGCGCTCGTTCGGGAGGCCGAGTGGGAGTACGGTCATGACCCGTACAACGGGACCATTAGCACCACGAGCCTGAGCCGCAGGCCAGTCAAGGTCATTCGCAAGCGGTTCACCGAGAAGGCCCGTCAGGAGGCCGTAAAGGTGGCGGAGAAGGACGGCTGGGGCGAGAAGTGGGAGAGCCGCGTCATTGACTGCGGTGCAACCAAGGGCGTTCACATGTGGGCGTTCTACGGCTGGGCGGCATGTTGATTACCAAAGACGAAACAAGACTGTTTGAACCAGACTGCTCCACCTGCGCACATCGGGTGGAGCGTCACCTTTATAGCGTATAGTGTGCTACACTACGCAACACCGAGTAGAAAGAGGGGGAATGGTCACAGAGTCACAGAAGCGTGCCAAGGCGAAGTACGACGCGAAGACGGTGCAATACGTTTTCAGGTTCCGACTGGGGGCCGACGCCGACATCATCGAGAGGCTTAGGAGTGTTCCAGAGAAGACCAGCTACATCCGCAGGCTCATCCGCGATGACATGTCCCGTGAGTCCGCAAGAGGTTAAGACCTTCTGCAAAGTCGTCTCTCAGGCGAATCGCGACGGCCTGCTGAGCAGGCAGCAAGCGAAGACCCTCATAGGGCAGGCTAAGGGGGGACAGCTCCAAGCGGCCAAGAGGGGCCTACAGACCATAGCAAACCGATAGGAGGACACATGCGGCCAATGCCAGAGCTGAAGGTCATCATGGTCAGCACTGACGAGCTTGTACCATACGCTGGAAACGCCAAGCTACACCCACACGAGCAAATCGAACAGATTGCTCAGAGCATCAAAGAGTTCGGGAACAACGACCCAATCGCCGTCTGGCACAACGACCAAGGCGAGATGGAGATTGTCGAGGGACATGGTAGGGTGCTTGCGCTCAACAAGCTCGGAATCACGGAAGCTCCAGTCATCTTCCTAGACCACCTCAGCGACAACCAGCGAAGGGCATACACGCACATCCACAACCAGCTCACCATGAACACTGGGTTCGATGCAGAGATTCTTCGCAACGAGCTTGGGCGGCTTGGAGACTTCGACATGGATGTTTATGGCTTCGACCTAGGGATTGACGTCTCATCGGACGAATGGACTCCGCAAGACGAAGGTTACGAGGACGAAGACGAATACGGTGAGAACGACTTTGACAAAGAGGACACGTTCCACTGCCTGTTCGTATATCACACCGACGAGGAGGCCCAGCGGCTCATGGAAATCCTCGGAGTGACGGAGCTTGAGACCGCCTACGAGATGGGAGACCTCGCATGAACGTAACGACAGTGCCAGTCAGCGAGCTTGTCCCATATGATGGCAACGCGAAGCTGCACACCGCGACGCAGATTGACCAGATAGCAGAGAGCATCGAGGAGTTCGGCAACTGCGACCCGATAGCAGTCTGGCGAAACGAGGATGGCGAGCTTGAGGTGGTGGAGGGCCACGGACGCCTCATGGCCCTCAAGAAGCTTGGCATCGAGGAGGCACCAGTAATCGAGCTTGACCACCTCACGGACGAGCAGAGGCGTGCATACGCATTGGTGCACAACCAGACCACGCTCAACTCAGGGTTCGACTTCCCGACGCTCAGCACGGAGCTTGCATCTATCGACGGATTCGACTGGGATGACTTCGGCTTCGACTCCATTGCCTTCGCTGTCGGACTCAGCGCCGAGGATGACTTCGACATAAACGAGTTCGAGGACGAGATGGAGCCAGAGGCTAGAATCGTCAAGGTCATCTGCCGTAGCGACACCGAGAAGGAGCAGTTGAAGCAGCTAATCGGAGAGGCGGGAACGCTAAGGAGAATGTACAGGGTGGCTGAGCTTTGAGGACCGTATTCCAGATTCGAGGCGTGACGGGCGCTGGCAAGACGACGGCAATGAGGAACCTGCTGAGGACCTACGGAACACCAAAGGCGTTCAGATATGCCACAGCACACGGTCAAGAGGAGTTTACGAGGTCTGGCAAGCTCGTTGTCGTGGGTAATTACAACGCGAGAGCAAATTGCGTCGGTTGCGACAGACTCAAGGGGAGAGGGCACATATTCGATGCCGTGGACGCCATGATGGGTAGGAGCGAGGAGCTAATCGGGCTTGAGTCCATGATATTCAGTACGACATACAAAATGTCAGCTGACCTGTACAAACGCTGCACTCAACATGGGTACGAGTTCAAGCTGGTGTTTCTAGACTGCGATTTCGTAACAGCCTTGGAAAGGGTACACAAGAGGAACGGCGGAAAGCCCATCAGCCTAACTAGACTTGAGCACCGCATCCAGTCGTACGAGACTAGCCGAGACAAATGTCTGTCTGCTGGAATACCAAGCGTGAGGATAGACGCGACAAGAGGTGCCAACTTCGTTCTGCAAAGGGTCAAAGAGGCTCTGCTATGGACAGACTAGATGAGTTCTGCACATACCACATGGGATGTGACGGTGAGTGCAACGGCACGCTGCTTGCCGCTTGGGCGGACGAGAAGAAGCTCGGCATTGCCGAACGGTTTAACCTGTCGTATTTCTACTCGCTCGTATATAACGTGCCGTCAGCGATATACATGCTAGTAGAGATTGAGGGCATTTCGGAAGACCCAGAGCGTTGGGTCGCGGTGAACAAGGACAAAGTGATATTCCAGTCAGACAGGCGTTGGGTGTCGATACAGAAACGGTTCAACGATGCCCTAGAGGAGTTCGCAACAGCGCTGATGGACGGCACAGACTACATGCGGATAGCTGTCAATGGCGATGAGATAGACGTGGCAAGGGCCGTCGAGGAGACCCAGAAGTGGTATTACTTCTCAAGGTTCGCCGCCTATTTGTTCGTGGAGACGGTATCGGCGACATGCCACCTGAGGCAGGTCAGCAACCCAGAGTTCGACTTCGAGCACGGCGACACGGCAACAAGCGGTCTAATGAACATATACCGCTTGGACGGTGAGGCCGACGCATACGATAGGACGGGGAGGATTAGCCCAGAAACAACGGGCAGGCTGAGTGGCATGCTACGTTCCGTCTGCGACGAGATATACAGGCGAGGGGGGGATTCTAGCCAGACGTGCGTGGAGACCTCACTGTGCGCCTACAGGAAGTTCCACAAGGGGAGCAGGTACAACGGCTACTACCTAGACAGGCAGCTCGGAGAGCTGTACATGTACCCAACGATGAACGAAGGCTCCGTCGGATACGTCAACGAGCTTTTTGACCTCAGGTCGGAGCTGTTCCCACATTGGATGCTCGGGGAGTTCAGGAACTGGGACGGCATAAGGAAGCGCATGAAGAGCTTCTACAAAAGGAACGGAAGGGTGAACGGGCGTGGTGACGCATGAGGTTCCTGATACCGACATATGGGAGGGAACGCCAGCTGACGCTTGAGTATCTAGCTGACGGTGGCGCTGACGTTCGGCTACAGACGCAGACGAAGGCCGACATGCAGGCAATCGCGAGAAGGTACGGGAGCGTCTACGTAAGCTGCGACGAGAGCGCGACGAACCTCGCGCAGAACGCCAACAACGGACTGAGGGCATACGAGGACGGCGAGACGGTCGCCGTCATGGACGATGACATCCGGTATGCGATACTCTGCGAGAACGGGCACAGGCGCAAGGCGGGCGCGGCGGAGTTCGTGAAGAGGGTACAGCGGCTGTCGGACGCCATGGACGAGAGACGGTCTGACGTTGCGATAGGGTTCCCATCGAACGGAATATCGTTCAGGAACGCGGGCGGCGGGATAGTCGAGAACCGAATCGGAAGCGGATGGCTCATGCTCGTAAGGGTCGGCGCATGCTGGTATGACGAGAGCCTGACGAGCTGCGAGGACTACGAGATGCAGCTGTCGGTGATAGCGAGAGGCGGTCTGGTGCTGAGGGACAACGGCATCGCACCTCAGGGGAAGGCGAGGACCATCACGAACGGGCCTCAGCAGGGCGGCAGGGGCTTCTACTACGAGGACGCCGAGCACATGAGGAACGTTCGCGCGGTGGTGCGCAGGTACTATCCATTGGCAAGGCTTGCGCGAGGTGGCAGGGCTATGACGCTAAACACGGCCATTCTATAGGAGGAGAGATTGGGCACCGAAGACATGAAGGTCGCTTGCAGGTGCGGGTATGGAAGTCCGAGATGGACGGGGGAGATAGCCGACTGCTCGCTGCCAATGACGTTCGACACCTACTCAAACTGCTCGTTCGGGTGCGTCTATTGCTTTTCACAGTACCAGAGGGCAATAGGAGGAGGAGCAGAGAGCTACATGAGCAAGGACGTCAAGAGCGTTGACGTAGAGAAGGTCAAGAGGATATTCGACGGCGAGCCTTCGCAGTTCGAGCCTTACATCAGGGCGCACAGGGCTATACAGTGGGGAGGCCTCTCAGACCAGTTCGACGGCTATGAGCGGAAGTACGGAAAGACGCTTGAGCTTCTTCGCTACTTCAAGGAAAAGGACCAAGCCATATCGTTCAGCACCAAGAGCGTGTGGTGGACCAAGGACGAGCGCTACCTAGAGCTTTTCAGGGGACAGAAGAACTGGAACGTCAAGTTCTCAATCATCACCGAGGACGCTGATGACGCTGCGGCAATCGAGAAGGGCGTCCCAACGCCACAGGAACGCCTCAAGGCCATAGAGACCATCGCCAACCTAGGGTGCGGCGGTGCGACGCTCAGGCTCCGACCGTTCATCATCGGCGTAAGCTCCAAGACGTACAAGAGCCTCATACGCCATGCTGCGGAGTCGGGAGCGGACGCGATGACCACCGAGTTCTTCTGCTTGGAGCGTCGGGCGGTCAACACGGCGCGGGAGAACTTCAAGGTCATCAGCGACGTGATAGGCCATGACATAGTTGACTTCTACGCCAAGAACAGCCACGGTAGCGGATACCTGAGGCTCAACAGGCGAATCAAGGAGCCATACGTCAAGAGGATGAGTGAGATAGCCCACGAGTGCGGGATGAGGTTCTACGTCTCCGACGCGCACTTCAAGGAGGCAAGCGACGGCACGTGCTGCTGCGGACTTCCAGATTCTTGGAACTTCTCTCGCTGCCATTTCGCCGAGGCTTTGCAGAGGTGCAAGAGGAACGGGAGCGTCACGTTCTCGGAGTTCTCTGACGGAATCGAGTATCTAGACTTCGGCTGGGGCGACGCGGAGGGCTATAACACTGGGAGTGTCGAAAAGAGAGCAAAGTTCGACGGCATGAGCATGAAGGACTATCTCAGGTACCTGTGGAACAACCCGAGGCAGGGCCAAAGCCCGTACCGCATGTTCGAGGGCGTAATGAAGCCGAGCGGCAGGGACGGCAACGGCGACCTGATTTACGAGTACGACCAGAGCAGAACGTTCGTGGAGGGCGGCAATGGCTAACGAGCAGAACCTCAGGAGGCTAAGCCCGAGTGAAGCCCGAGAGCAGGGGCGCAAGGGCGGTAAGGCCAGTGGAGAGGCAAGAAGGCGCAAGAAGCTGCTCAGGGAGTGTCTGACGGAGCTTCTTGAGAGGGAGTACGTCAGCAGCGACGGCAAGAGCATGGACGGGGCTGACCTCATCAGTGCCAAGCTCTTCCAGAAGGCCATGGACGGAGACCTCAAGGCGTTCGAGATAATCCGAGACACCGTTGGGCAGAAGCCCGTCGAGAAGATTGAGGTGGACACCATCGACCCGCAGGCAAGAGCCGAGATGGACGAGCTGCTAGGGCTGAATGAGTAGACGCGCCGACATAGTAAGCGCATTGAAGAGGAACCCCACGGCCTTTGCGGACCGCTTGGGGTTTCCCTTGCTCACTGACCTCCACCGCGACTGGTGCCGCGAGATGGTGTTCGGCAAGTCTGACCACACGCTACAGGCCCATCGAGGCAGCTACAAGACCACGACCGTCTCGATAGCACTGTGGGAGCTTCTTCTGTTTAGGCCAAACGCCCAGATGGCCTTCTTCCGCAAGACGGACACCGACGTTAAGGAGATTCTTGAGCAGGTCAAGAAGATGCTCAGGACTGACGTGACGCAGTACCTATCGGAGAGCCTTTGGGGCGTACCCTGCAGGATAACGACGGACAACATGCTAGAGGTCAGCACGAGCCTCAGCAGCGACGCGCGAGGCGGCGCACAGCTCACGGGAATGGGCATCGGCGGCTCGATGACGGGCAAGCATTACGACATCATCTTCACCGATGACATCGTTAACATGAAGGACAGGGCATCGAGGGCAGAGCGGGAGCGCACTAAGAACGCCTATCGCGAGATAAAGAACCTCGTCAACCGTGGCGGCAAGATATTCAACACTGGGACTCCTTGGCACGTAGACGACGCCTTTCAGCTCATGCCAGAACCCGAGAGGTGGCCGTGGGACAAGACGGGCCTCATGACCCAAGAGCAGTACGACGAGATTGCCAAGGTCACCACACCCTCGCTGCTGGCGGCCAACTACCAGCTCAGGCACATCCCCTCCGATGATGTGATATTCACCGACCCGAAGACGGGGGCGAGCCACGAGAAGGTATACAACGGAATCTGCCACGTGGACGCAGCCTATGGCGGCGAGGACTACACGGCATTCACCGCCATGCGTTACGAGGACGGCACCTACTACGTCTACGGCAGGGTCTGGCGCAAGCACGTCTCGGATGTTGCCGACCAAATCAAGGCAGACCACACCAGACTGATGCTGGGCAAGCTCCACATCGAGACGAACGGTGACAAGGGTTTCATGGCTAGGGACTTCAAGCGGATGGGTATCCCAGTGGTCCCTTATAATGAAACCATGAACAAAATCCTGAAAATCGAGACTTACGGAAAACAGGGTTGGCCTAACGTGGTGTTCGTGGACGGAACAGACCAAGAGTATTTGAATCAAATCTGCGATTGGACGGAAGACGCAGAGCATGACGATTGCCCCGACTCCCTCTCCTCATTGCTTAGGGTCGTGATGGCTAAGTCCAGAAACGAGGGCTACGTCTCCAAGCTCTACTGACGTTATGCACGCGAATCCGTCTCAGCCCCGTCCCAGCGGACACCTTGATTCGCTCGCGGCCCGAAAATATCCAAAGATTCTCGTGACCATCCGCTCCATAGTGTGCTATAGTATAGCTAACGGAGGGGGAGCACAGGGCAACCCCAGAGCGAAGGGAGCACGAGATGAAGCGCAACTATCAGGCAGTCGAGACGGTACACAGCGACAGCGAGGGCAAGACCTTCACATACAAGCAGAGCTACGCAACCCTCGACACCATCAAAGAGTTTGCGGCTGGCTCCGCAAAGACTTGGAGTGACGCAGGCTATTCCTACAGCCTAAAGGCAATCTACAAGCCCACCAAGGAAGTTGTCTGGGAGTTCTAGGAAACAAAGGCCAACGGGGAGGGGCCTAGTACCTCCCCAACACGGGAGCACGAAAGGGGAGCACAAGATGGGAACCACCGAGTACACGTACAACGAGCTTACGGGACAGTGGGAGCGCGTGGAGCGCACGGACACCGTAGAGGACACGTACGCAGAGGGCAGGGACTTCGAGCACTTCGAGATTTAGGGAGGAACCATGGCAAAGGCGATTGAAGGCAGGCTCAGGTACGACGAGGCATCGGACAGCTTCGTGTACGAGATTCGAAAGGATGGCGGCGAGTGGGGGATGTGCATGGCATCCAAGTGCGTCAGGCGTGATGGGGCCGAGGATGGCGAAGACACCAACTACGTCCACTTCGACCTGCTGAAGAAGATGGTGTTTGACACGCAGGTTTATGGCGTGAGCCTCAAACTGGCATAGAAGGGAGCACACAATGAAAGGCTATCTCATCGACGTGCACAACGGGCGTCACGGCGGGGTTGAAATTAACGACAGCGAAAGCCACCTAGAGCAGTTCTACAGGCTCATAGACTGTAGGTGCATAGACATAGCGGTACGCAAGATTGGCGGCAGGCCATACAACATCGTCGTGGATGACGAGGGGCTTTTGGTAGATGACCCGATAGTCTCGGCGATAGACGGTGGCGGGCGTGGCATGCTGGTGGGCAACCTGCCGGTCTTCGGCATGGCAGATGACATGGATTTGGCAACGCTGACTCCAGATGACATACACAACATCAAGGACAACCTAATGACAGCCATAGACGCCGACAATGAGAGGGTCTATCCGGTTGCGATGATGGGATACTAGCGCTACAATCAGAGGCAACATATCCTCACGGGGTGCCGAGCGCAAACGGCAGGTGAGGAACCATACGAGGGGGTGCCGCAAGGCGCCCCCTTTTGTTGTATAATGGCTGTGCCTTCCTGATACGGGGCTGGCTTCCTCCTTTCCTTTCGTGCCGGGTGGTTTTCGGCGTTTCCACTCGGCACACCTCTTTTTGACATGCATATTGACATGTGGTAGCCTGTGCGCTAGTCAAGGCAGCGAGGAAGCGTCTGCCGCAATCTCCGAGGAAATGGAGCACACATTGGCACTTACGCGCAAGTTCCTGAAGGGCATGGGCATCGAGGAAGACAAGATTGATTCCATCATCGAGGCTCACAGCGAGACCGTGGAAGGACTCACGAAGGAGCGGGACACCCTGAGGGCGCAGGCGGCGAAGGTGCCAGACCTCCAGAAGCAGTTGGAGGATGCCAAGAAGGCCACCGAGGGCGGCAGCGACTGGCAGTCCAAGTTCGACGCGGAGCATCAGGCGTTCGAGGACTACAAGGCACAGGTCGCGGCTGACAAGAAGGCGGCTGACACGGCAAGCGCCTACCGTAAGCAGGTTCTTGAGAAGGCTGGCATCGCAGCGCAGTACATGGATGACGTCATGGGCGTGACGAAGCTCGACGGCATCGAGCTTGACGATGACGGCAGCATCAAGGACGCCGACAAGCTGGCCGAGGCCGCAAAGGAGAAGTGGAGTTCGTTCGTGGTCAAGAGGAAGACCGAGAACGAGCCGCCCGCCAATCCTCCCAAGGGCAACGGTCAGACGGTCGAGGGGGCCGACCCCGAGATTGCCGAGTACTTGCGGAAGCGCCACGAGATGCGTTATGGCAAAGCAGAAGAGAAGGAGTAGGCTATGAGCTACTTCGATGGCCCGTCCAAGGGCTACGGCTGGGCCGCAGGACACTTCCTCGCCGATGACGAGACCTGCGTGCGCCAGTCCATGACCATCGCCGCGAACCATTCTCAGGTCGTTACCCGCGACGATGGCCGCAAGGTCGTTCCCGCTGGCGCTGTCATCCCGTCCAACGACGGCAACGCAGTCGGCATCCTGTTCGAGGACATCGACGTCACCAACGGCGCGATGCCCGGTTCCGTCGTTACCGAAGGAACCGTCTACGAGGACAAGCTGCCCGCCGCAATCGAGAGCGCCGCAGAGTCCGCACTGACCGGAATCACGGTCATTACGACCAGTCCCGCAATCACCCGTCCCGACTACTTCGAGAAGGCATGGACCCCGCTCACCGTCACCTCCGCAGAGGGCGCGGCAAGCGGCAAGACCGTGATTAGCGTTGCTGGCGTGACGCTCGGCACGGGCGAGAAGCTCCAGTACAAGGCAGACACCGCCATGCCTGACACGCCGACTCTTGGCGGCAAGGTAACGGGCTTCACCGACTTTGCCTCTGGCGATTCCCTGACCATTGCGGACGGCAAGAAGGTCGCCGTCGTTGCCCTGACCGCAGGCGGCTACGTGTTTGGTTCTGGCGGCACCACCGCAGACACCAAGGCCTAGGAGGTAGAAGATGCCCAAGTTTATTCGTGAGACCCTTGGCATGGTCAACCCCGCTGACCTGCTCAACACTGGCTTCGCGGTCTCCCGCCCCTCTGACCCGCTTGAGGGCCTTTTCGATGACCAGCAGACCAACAACCTCGTGGCAACCTACCACACGCTTGCGTCGCAGTATCTGATTCCGCAGATGGCACAGTTCCACGCATTCGACGTTCCCGCGCAGAAGTCCATCCCCGCTCCCATCGACGAGCACAACGTGGAGAAGGGCCTCATCAAGGTCAAGCGCTCCACCACCGAGCTTCTGCGACAGCTTCTTGGGCGTGGCGTGACCGTCGAGGATGACCTGTACCGCCACGTGATGGACTTCGCCGCAGACCTCGCGGACCAAGTAGTGACCCGCGCCAAGGTAGCACGCGCCGAGGTTCTTGCCACTGGTCAGATGACCATCAAGGAGAACGATATCGACATCACCGTCGACTATGGCGTTCCCGCTGCCAACACTTCGCTCGTCCTCGACCTCGGCGCCGACGCTGATGCGGCCACCCAGATTCAGGCCATCGTTGACAGCGCCGCAGACGCTGGCGTCACCCTGACTGGCATCGTCACCAGCCGCTCGACCCTCTCCAAGATGCGCCAGAACGCCTCCATCCAGAAGGCCATCAACGGCGTCAACATGCAGGGCATGCTCGTGTCCAACAGCTCCCTGCGTGCTTGGCTTGAGTCAGAGTTCGGCATCACTCAGGTAATCACCGATGACCTGAGCTATTCGACCCCGTATGTGATGGGCGACGATGGCCGTCCAGTGGTTGACGCGCAGCGCTACTATCCGAAGGACAAGATTACGTTCTTCGGCACCGCCAACGGCATGAAGTTTGGCGCTGGGCTGTGGGGCGTGCCGCCCGAGAACGAGATTTCACAGTTCTATCAGGTCGGCGGCTCGACCGTCTCCCCCTACGTCTACCTGACGCAGTGGGCCGAGAGCGACCCCGCGGTGCTGTGGACCAAGGCATCGGCGCTGTACATCCCCGTGCTGTACAACCCCAACAGCCTGTACATCGCCACCATCGCGGAAACGCCCGCCTCTTCTTAGGAGTGACATATGGATGCAGGGATTCTCGAAGACGTTCTGTGGCACATCCACAACTGGTTCGAGCGCGAGTCGCTTGCCGTCAGCGACTGCGAGATTGCAGGCGGCTCGCTCCCTGCGTCCGTGGCCTCAAAGATGATGGCGGGGCAGTGGTACCGCATCGAGGGAAGCTACATCAACGACGGCCTGCACCAGCACCCAGCGGAAGACCTTGAGGATGAGACGTTCAGCGGCAGCATCACGCTGCTTGCAATCCCCAAGCCGCTCCTGCGCGTTGCCGAGGACATTGCCGCTTGGCAGGAGGCCAATGGGGCCGTCGTAGACGGTCCATACGCATCCGAGTCGTTCGGGGGGTATTCTTACTCGCTAAGGAGCGATTCGGTGGCAAATTCGGCCTCTGGTGGCCTCACAGGCTGGCGTCTGGCGTTCAGGGACCGCCTGAACCCGTTTCGAAAGATGAGCTGATGGCTTTCGTTGGACTGATGAACGACTTCGTTGAGGATTGCACCCTCATCGAGAAGACCCGCATCCCAGACGGTGAGGGCGGGTGGACCACTGGCTGGGCGGATGGCATGGACTTCCAAGCCGCAATCACCTACGACACGACGCTCAATGCCCGCGTTGCTGAGTCCGAGGGCATGAAGGCAACCTACACGGTCACCACCGAGAAGACCATGCCGCTCGACTTCCACGACGTCTTCAGGCGCAAGCGCGACGGTCAGATTTTCCGAGTCACCAGCCAAGGCGATGACAAGAAGACACCGCGCAGCGCCACGTTCCAAGTGTCGCAGGTGGCCGCTGAGGAATGGGCCTTGACATGACGCCAGAGGCAGCAATCTACAGCTTCCTAGCGGGTTTCTCGATACCCGCCTACGCATCCGCCTCGGTCCCAGACCAAGCGGAGTTTCCCTACATCACGTACGACCTAGTTCTGGGCGAGTGGGGGGAGCCAGAGGTCAACATGCCCGTGAACGTTTGGTACCGCACCGAATCCGAGGCGATACCAAACGCAAAGGTGCGCGAGATTTCGCAGGCGATAGGCATGGGAGGCGTCACGCTGCCGTGCGACGGCGGCATGCTCTGGCTCAAGAAGGGCTCCCCGTGGGCGCAGGCCATGACCATCGAGGGAGAGGACGCAGGGGTAAAGCGCAGGTACGTCAACATCAACATAGAGTTCCTAACACTGGATTAAGGGGACAAAATGCTATTCACCACAGTTGCATCAGATGCATTCCAGAAGTTCCAGCTCAACGCTGGCGTTATCCTTACAGAATTCGACCCAACCGACCCTCCGGCTACTGATTCAGAAATCACTACAATGCGCTCAAAGGTGCTGTTGGCAACAAGTGGTGGCGCAACCTTCACGGCAGCACCCGAGTTCGTCGACTTCGCCGATGACGTGGACAACGTACCTGCCAACACCAAGGAAATGAAGGTCCTACAGTCGGTTACCGTGACCCTCTCGGGCACTGGAAAGACGGTTGACACAGACGTCGCAAGGAAGCTCATGGCAGCGGCGGATGTGAACGTTTCCACTGGCAAGATTACGCCACGTGCGGACCTCAGGCAGTCCGACTTCCAAGACCTCTGGTGGGTCGGTGACTACAGCGACGTGAACACTGGCAGCGACGCCGGGTTCATCGCAATCAAGATTAAGAACGCCCTGAGCACTGGCGGCTTCTCGCTCAAGCCAAACGACAAGGGCAAGGGTGACTTTGCGTTCGAGTTCACGGGCCACTACTCAATCGACGATATGACCGTTCTTCCCTACGAGGTGTACATCAACAAGGGAGAGGTTCCCGTGACAACGCTGTCCGCACTCACCATCGGAAGCCTCGTCCTCTCACCGACGTTTGACCCGACCAAGACCAGCTACACGGCAACCACCACCAACTCGACGGACAACATCACCGCGACAGCTACCGACAGCGACGCCACCGTCGCAATCAAGAACGGCACCACAAGCGTCACGTCAGGAAGCGCGGCGTCTTGGACTACCGGAGAGAACACCGTTACCGTCACGGTCACCAACGGCAGCGAGTCCAAGGTGTACACTGTCGTTGTCACAAAGGGTACTGGCGCATAGGAGCTAGCATATGAAGCTGTCTGAAATCAAGGGCGAGAGGGTGTTTGACGTCATCGCCGACATCATAGACCCAATCGTGAACATAGCCGAGGACGAGGACGCGGCAGACCTGTTCAAGCCGCAGGCTCCGCCAGAGGGAATGACGCCTTGGCAGTTCTTCCTGAAGCGAATCAAGAAGTCGCTTCCACCACTGACCAGAGCGCACAAGGATGACTTTGTAAAAATCATTGCGTCAATCAACAACGTTGACCCAGACGAATACAAGAAAAACGTCACCTTGGGAAAGCTGCTATCAGATGTCATCGAGCTAATCACGGATGACGAGTTCTCCTCTTTTTTTGGATAGCCGACAACAGCAGATGGTACGTGTATGAGGCCCTTGGTGAATACCGTGGGCCTCTTCGCGCTGACGTGTTCGTAAGATATCTGACTGCAAAGGTAAGGCAAAAGCTGGTGAACACCAGCTTCATGACCTATGTCACAGCATCGTTGCAGCTCGCACCGCAGATGATGTACCTGTCAGAGCGTTGGAGTGATGGTATCTTGGACAAGTCAAGAATGCGTGACAACAGGACCGCAGACGAGATTGTCGATGACGTGTTCTCTCGGTTTGGAGCTTAACCATGAACATGCTTGACGTATACATAAAGCTGTTCTGCAAAGACGAGGCATCCCAAGAGATGGAAAGCATCACGGCAGGGATGATAACAAAGGCGAGCCTAGCGGCAGATGCAATAAAGAGAATCGCCGAGACGGCCTATGAATCCGTTAAGAACTTCTTCGGTCAGGCGCTTGAGTCGTTCGGCCAGTACGAACAGCTCAAGGGTGGCATGGAGACGTTCTTTGGAAGTGCGTCAGATACCGTCATAAGCAACGCTCAGAGGGCATACCAGACTGCTGGAATGTCGGCAAACCAATACATGAGCAACGTCAGCACGTTTGCGCTGACGCTAATCAACAGCGTCGCACAGAAAAGGCAGACGGTCGTTGAGCAGGACACGGAAGCACAGAAGAAGGCTCTTGACACTCAGGTGACAGACCTAGAACGAGCGCTGTCCAGAAGGTACAACGAGACGTCGAAGGCACTCAGCAAGGAATACTCCCAGCTACAGAAAAGCCTCTCAAAGCAGGTGGAGGCACAGCAGGAGGCAAACGACGAGATATACAAGTCCAAGCAGAAGGAGCTTGATGCCGAGTACAAGGCGCTGCAAAAGACGCTCGATGACGAGTACAAGGCATTACAGAAGGAGCTTGACGAAGAGGTCAAGGCCTACAAGAAGGCAACTGACGAAAAGATTGAGGAGCTTCAGCGGGAGCGTGACGAAAGGCTCAAGCTGCTTGATGGCGAGATGGACGATGCGCTCAAGGCAATAGATGACCAGATGGATGCCATCGACGCACAACAGGAGGCGGAGAGCAGGGCACGCAAGAGGCGCGAGGACGAGCAGAGAAAGTCGGACCTTGCATACAAGATTGCCAACGCAAAGACGCTAGAAGACAGGGCGCAGCTCCAAAGGGAGTACGCGGACCTAGAGTCTGACATAAGGGAGCGAGACCTTAACTGGGCCAGACAGGACCAGAAGAAGGCCCTGCGCGAACAGCGCGAGGCGTTGAGGGACCAGTACTCTGAGCAGCGCGACCAGCTCAAGGAGGCTCTGAATGACCAAATCGAGCAGTACAAGGAGGGTCGCTCGAACGAGCTTGAGGTCATACAAGAGGGAAACAAGCAGAAGCTGGAAAGCAAGAAGGAAAGCAACCAGCAGCAGCTTGAGGCCCAGAAGGAAAGCAACAACGCCATACTCGAAAGCCTCAAGAAGTCCCAGAAGGAGCAAATCGCCGCGATGCGCGAGGCAAACGAGGCGATTCTCGAGGACAAGAAAGAAAATAACGAGGCAATCCTGCAAAACATGCGCGAGGCGCACCAAGACCAGCTCAACGCTCTCAAGGAGTCTGTCGCAGCACAGAAGAAGGCCCTTGAATCGGCTGCTGACAGTCAAAGCGAATACGTAGAGGCCACGGAAGAGGACATGCTCAAAGCTGCCGAGCTTGCTGACATGGCAATCCGAGATATGGCTGACAACGCAAACAAGACTGGCGTCGCCATAGAGTCACTAGAGCAGGCCTACAAAGGCTTCTCGATGGGCAACTTTGTAATGCTCGACAACTTGCACATAGGCTACAAGGGCACCCGTAGTGAAATGGAACGCCTGCTCAGTGACGCCGAGCAGATACAGGCGAAGTACGGAGAGCTCAGGACGTATTCCATCGACAATTTTGCCGATATCGTAGAGGCAATCCACACGGTTCAGGTGGAGATGGGCATATCGGGCCTCACCGTTGACGAACTCAAGCAGAAGATGGCCGACAATGAATTCACGCTTCAGGAGCTTGGCAAGCTCCAAAAGGCATGGGGAATGGAGTCATCGTCGCTCGATGAGGTTAGGCAGAAGGCAGCTCAACTCTCCGAGGAGTACGCGAACGGTGGTCAGGTGCTTGACCAGTTTACGGCAGTGCTCGGAACGACTGCGGCAGAGGGAGCAACAACGCTCGAAGGCGCGTTCAACAAGATGAACGCGGCATGGCAGAACTGGCTCATCTCGCTAGGCGAGGAGGGCTGGGACGTAGGTGAGTCGACGAAGGACTTGGTCAATTCAATCGTTGACTACGCAAGCGTACTCGTGCCTAGGATTGGCGAGATAATACAGTCGCTCATTGAGATTGTGCAGGAGCGTGGTCCAGAGATTTGGAACACGTTCAAGGAGGCCATGCTCAAGGCCATCCCGGAGGAGTGGCAGGAGAAGTTCAACGAGGTCATAGCCAAGGTAGAGCAGTTCTATCAGGACATGCAGCCAATCATCGAGCTATTGAGGCTGTTCGGTCAAGGCATCGTTGAGGTGGCAAAGTATCTTGTTCCGCTCATAGAGGCGTTCAGCAACGTATCTGACAAAATCGGCCAGATGGTACCAATAGTGCTTGGCGCGAGGATAGGCTTCACCGCGCTTGCCGCAGTCGCAGCCGCGCTCAGCCTGCCATTCAGCGGAATCATAACGATTGCTGGCCTCGTGGCGGGTGCCATAGCTGGCCTCGTCTTGTCGAACGAGGACGCGGCAAAGACGCTCAAAGAGATACTGAACAAGATAGGCACGTTCGCAGCCGACTTCCTCTTTAGCATATTCAAGACGCTGGGTGACTTCGCGGGAAAGATAGGCGAGCAGATTGGCAAGATAGCCGAGAGGTTCAGCGACGTCCCCTCCAAGATTGCGGGCGCGTTCAGGAACGCTCCTAGCCTTCTTGTAAGGGCTGGCTACGATATCATGACTGGACTGTACAACGGCATAGTCTCGGGGTTCAAGAGGGTTGCCAGCTACATTACCAGCATAGGTAGCTGGATTGCGAGCCACAAGGGACCCGAGCAGTATGACAAGAGGCTGCTCGTACCCGCTGGCGGCTGGATTATGGGCGGCTTGCACGAGGGCCTAGAGAGGGCCTTCGAGGGCGAGGTAAAGCCTTACATCATGGGCCTAGGCGAGTCGATGCAGGACGCGTTCGGCAACCCCGTGCTCTCCGCGCAGTACAGCAGGACGATGGACAATTCGCAAAGGATGCTCACGGCACAGAAGCCCAAGCAGTTGAACGTCATACTTGAGCTTGACCGTGTGCAGTTCGGCAAGCTGGTATACCAGCTCAACAACGACGAGACGCAGCGCGTGGGCGTCAGCCTTGCTGGAGGTTACGCATGATAACCATAGACGGCTACACGTGGCCCGTACCCTGCGACATAAGGCGCGAGGCTCAGGTCACGCCGAGCGAGATATCGGGCATGATGCTCGACAAGTCCTACTTCAATGACGTGATTGGCACGTTCATGAGGTACGACGTGACGCTCGCCGTGCCGCCCACCATGGAGGAGGAGTTCGCGGCGCTCTACGAGTCGCTTACGGCCCCGGTGGACGGCCACGCCTTCGTGATGCCATACGGCATGAGCACCTTGCAGATAACGGGCAGGGTCGAGAACGTCAGGGACTCCATGGTGTACACGGTGAGCCAGAAGCAATACTGGAAGGGCGTACAGTTCACCGTCGTTGCCAACCACCCCACCAAGACCGAGACGCTGGGGACGGTGGTCACGCGCGGCAGAAGCCCGCTGCCAGAGGCCGCTTCCATTCCCGTTGGCACCGTGCTAGAGATGACATCAAGCGGCTGGGACACGGTAGAGGACGCAGACGGGAAGTACTACTGATGTACGTTGTCATAGGCAGCAAGACATACACCAAGCTCAGCAACCTTCAGTTCAGGCCCGAGACGGACGTGACGGCATCGAGCGTTCCCGTGAACGAGCTGTGGGTGAGCATCAAGACAGACGATTACATATCGGTCGGAAGCAGGGTATCCCTCTACGATGACCTAGACACGCTGTGGGCGAAGTACTGGGTGGTGTACGCGGAGCGCGAGGAGAAGGGCATAATGAGGGTTCACGGACAGTCTGCCCTCATGAAGCTCGACACAGTTACCCTCGACCCCATCATGTACTCCGGCACCAGCGTCTCCACGGCGCTTTCGACAGTGCTCTCGGTGCTGGGCGGCGAGTACACGCTTGACAGCTCGTTCTCGTCGGCCACCCTCACGGGGTACGCACCGAAGCAGAGCGCCCGCGTGCGCCTGCAATGGATTTGCCTGTGCATAGGCGCGTACCTCAAGGACTTCTTCGGTGACAGGCTTGAGATTCTGCCAATGGACGATGACGAGGTTGGAATCATACCCATGTCGGAGACGTACTGGAAGCCGAAGGTCACCTTCCGCGACTACGTAACGGGGGTAAGGGCCACGTACTACACGTACACGGCTGGCACGCCGTCGAGGACCGACGAGTACGTCGAGGTGGACGGAACGACCTATATCCAGACCGAGGCCCAGATAACGCTCACCGACACGACGGTGCCAGCCATAGCCACCGAGAACGTTGTCGAGGTGGACGGCATGACGCTCGTCAACTACGACAACGTGAGCGACATCCTCTCGTTCCTAGCCAAGTACTACTTCAAGCGCACGGAGGTAGACCTGTCGTGCATAGACAACGGCACGTGGTACCCCGGCCAGAGGGTGCTGTGCTACACGGACGAGGAAACGATGTACTCGGGCTACATAAACGAGTGCGTCTTCTCGTTCGGCTTGCAGGCCAAGGCCGACATACACATGACACCTACCGAGACTCAGGGCAGCGACGTGCTCACCGTGCTTTACATGTGGGAGGGCATACAGGTTGGACAGCGCATGTTCAGGCTCCCAGTGGGATACGAGTACGAGATAGACAACCCCCACATAGACATGGTGCTCGGACAGCACAGGTACGTGTTCAGGCCGACCACCGCGACGATAACGGGGACGATGCAGTCTGGCGGCTCCACGGTGACGCAGCAGATGGAGATTGCTCTTGACCTCTACGAGAACAGGCTTCACGTCAAGGCCGTGGACGGTGCCGAGGTCTCCGAGGGAGTGGCGGTGATTGAGTGAGCAAGACGATAAGGGTCAAGGTCGACGGCACCATGACAACCCTCTCTGGCGTCGACAAGGTTCAGACCGACACATACGGCACCTCAGCCGAGAGGTGGATACCAAAGGACATGACCGAGTGCGGGGTGCTTGAGGCCAACGAAAACTCGGAGTACGTGGCACAGGCCGAGGGGCTTTACGGATACACGCAGGTCAACGTCATGGTTGACAACGGCACGGGCGCGGAGCTTGACCTCACGGACACCGAGGGCCACACGAGCACCAAGTACGTCATAGGCGCGGCAGGCAGCACGAGCAACTACGACTGCCCCGGTGCGTCCGTCGTGTGGCTTGACGGCGAGAGGCTGATGTACTCCAAGGTGGACTCGGATGGCGTTATCCAGACCACCGAGGTTCCGCGCTACATGACCCTCACGACACCACCCACAAAGAGGCAGTACGTCAGGGGCGAGAGCGTGGACTACACGGGCGCGGAGCTTACGCTGTACTTCGGTGACGGCAGCGTTGCGACCTCGTGGGGAGGTGCGATATCCTACGGCTCATCGACGTGGACGAGCAGGGTTGTCACCGAGACGGGCAAGGTCGAGGAGGTGGCCGACGCCGCTGACAGGGTGGGAATATTCGTCCCGCCGTTCTGGTACGAGGGAGGCTCCCTGCTTGACAAGGGATACTGGCTCAAGGTCTACTACAAGGTGGCGATATCGGAGCAGGGAGGTCAGTGATGGGCGTGAACGTGACCATAGCGGAGGGCGGTCAGGGCAGGCGCATGCCCAGCGTCTCCGAGGTTCGCACGGACAACGCGAGCGGCACCGACGACTGGGTTCCCGAGAGCGAATACCTGACGGGCGTGAAGTTCATAAGCGAGAACGGCACCTACTACGCCAAGGACGATGGGGTCCAGAGCTGGTCCAAGGTCACCGTGAACGTGCCGGGTGCGGCGGCGGGCATGACCATACCGACAATCGCCGATGACTACGGAATCATGGTTCCCACGGGCGAGATGGGCGATTGCGTCCCAGTGCCGCCCGGTGGCTTGGAGCTTGATGACGAGATACCAGACGTTGACTTCGACACGGACATACCGGAAATAGGCTTCGATGGCTTAGATGGAGTCCCGTCAATAATAGGCATAGACGAGACTACTGGTGACTATAAGATTGTTTCCATAGACGATGAGGGAAACAAGAGCGAAAGGCTGATACCGACAGGGATAGAGGTTGTCCGACCTCCTGACAAGACGGTGTACACGAGTGGTGACACGATAGACTTCACCGGAATCATCGTCACGCTAGAGGGCGGTGACAACGCGATGCTCGCGACGTATGAGTACCCGAACGGACGAATACCGTTCAACGAGCTTGTGTTTCCCGTCAAGACGGCAACCTCGTCTGGCGACGTGACCGAGGTCGAGATAGATGCCGACCTAGGAAACTGGCCCAACCCGCTTCCGATAGGCTCGTCCGTGCACGTTGACGTGTATGGAAACAACTCATACAACCACGTGTGGCAGGGAAACGGGTGCGTGGTGACCGCTGCAATCTGGTACCGCCACCTTAGGATGATTTTCGCGTCAACGTCTCCATCCGCGTTCATATCAGAGACCAAGAGTGGGAAATGGGATGATGGCCAAAACCCCACATACAACCTATATCCTTACACCAAGGATGGCAAGACCGTCTATTATAGACTGGTATGGGACGGGATAGAGCAAAGCGGAACATACGGCGGGCCAGTCGTAGACGTTGCCCGTGGTGACCCCATGGTGCCTGAGAGCTATGACAGTGCGTTGGTTGCGTGGTCCATCTTCTACAAGGCGGTAAGGACGTCAGACAGCGTGCCCGTACAATGGGTAAGCCCATATGACGGCAAGACATACGAAGGCTCGTTCAGGATAACGGTCACCGGCAACGCCACCGATGGCGGTGGGGGCGGCGGAGGTGGCGGTGGCGGCGGTGCCTACTAAGGAGCAAGCATGGCAAAGGTAACGGTAAGTGAGAGCACACTCACGGCCATAGGGAACGCTATACGCTCGAAGCTGGGCGTGGAGACAACCTACAAGCCGAGCGACATGGCTACAGCTATAGGTGGCATATTCCCGGCTGTGCTTCAGAGCAAGTCGGTGACGCCGGGAGCGTCCGAGCAGACGGTGCAGCCAGACAGCGGATACAACGGCCTGTCCTCGGTAACGGTCGGTGGCGACGCGGACCTAGTGGCTGGCAACATCAAGAAGGACGTCGAGATATTCGGGGTCACAGGTTCCTATGAGGGAAGCGGCGGCGGAAGGGGAGCCACAAAGACGCTTCTGTACACGCTGGACCAGTCTCAGGGTGCTTCATGGATAAGCACGCAGGTAGACGTAAGCAGCATGGACACGCTTCTATTTGAGGCATACGCAGCCACAGATGACCTCAAGCGTGGCGTTCTCATGGAAACGTCAGAGATAGCGGTATATAAAGGTTCAACCGACGTGTATACGCCCATACACTCTGTAGGTTCTGATTTCAATGTGCGCATATATAACAACATCTTCTATGTCTCATACAGGACGGCTGGAAGCTCATCAAACTACACGAAGGTGTACGAATACTCTGAAAGTGGCTCAGGCGGTGGGGGTGCTGGACAGGGTTTTGAACTTTACTTTGCCGATTATGAAGGGTGGTCGAGAAAAGCTACTGGACTTTTGCCTAATGGGTATTTCACATGCTTTTTCCACGATAACATGTCCGCGAATTACACACTGGATGGTGTCACGTATCCGTTTCTGACCGGTTCTGGTTATAACACTCAGACCAGAGGGGCGGCTAAGGCTGTGACTGAAAAGGACCCACAATTCGATAACGCCATGATGTTACCGGCAGGTTCGGAATTCTCCACATCCCACAACGACTCAGATTCTTACATTTCCGTTGGTGGAGGTTGGGTTGGCTACCCAAGCGGCGGTGCTGTGTACGAGCATATGGCGAATGGAACGACAAACTCCATTACGATGGATAGAGCACACCAGAAGCTTCTTGTGTTCGTCGGGGCGTCGCAAAGCTCTAAACAGATTACTACGATTGACATAAACGGTGTTTCATACGACATAACTAACAATGGGGCTAAGTATGACAGTATGTATGGAGAGTATGGGGCTATAGAAATTAATAATAATTCAGACACAACCATAACGGTCACATTCCCATCAAGTTGTTATAGCTATGTCTCTATTATCGGACTTGATTAAGATAAGACATTCAGCCGACCGCCGAAGATAGGACCACACCATGGTTGAAAGCGTAATCGCATGGGCCGCACCGATACTGTCAACCCTCGTGGTGTGCGCGGGACAGCTGGCGCTCAACGCCAAGTTCAAGGAGGCGGAGGTCAAGCGCGACCGGACCAAGGCCGACACCGACGCGAAGAGGGCGGCTGAGGCCGAGTGGCGGGAGTCGGTGGACAGGCGCATGGAGGACCAAGAGAGAAAGATACACGCGGTGCTTAAGGGCCAAACCACGCAAATGCGCTCAGACCTGATACATCGTGCGCATAGGTACCTCGATGACCTAGGCAAGGCCTCGACAGACGAGAAGAAGGCGTTTGACGAGGAGTACAAGGACTACTGTGACATATGCAAGGAGTACAAAATCAAGAACAGCTTCATAGACAAGCTTGCCGAGAGGGTAATGGAGCTGCCGGAGAGGGACGTCTGATGATTCTGGTAGGTTGCGTGGCTATATCCCTGCTTGTGCTGCTCACGATGCTGCACCTGTCATACGAGGTCGGCTACGAGGACGGCAGGAACGAGGTGCGGAAGGGCCAGATGGAGATGTGCGAGCAATGCGGAAAGACCAAGTTGGGACGCATTGACACGGACACCGACGAGGTGCTTTAATGTGGGAGTCAAAGGGGGCAGAATGAGCTACAGCGACGAGCTTGCAGAGTGGGCACAGGCGGCTATAGTGAGGGCAATCCGCACGTTCGCGGAGGCAGCGCTTGCGTACATCGGCACGGGCGCATTGGTGCTCAATGACGTCAACTGGCTTGCGGCGCTCTCGGCAGGCGCGATGGGTGCCATACTCTCGGTTCTCATGGCTATGACGGGCCTCCCGGAGGTCTCCAACGGCAAGCCGCCCATGCACATGGAGTAGCACCGTTGGGAATCCGTCAGGACATAGTGGAGGCGGCTGAGAGGTACCTAGGCAGGCCCTATGCTGGCATATACTCCGGCGTGGGGCCTGACTCGTTCACCTGCTCGGGGCTTACGTGGAGGGCCTACCATGACGCGGGAATCGACATACCCGTCTGCCAAGGCATACACAGCTACTACACTGACAGCTACAACGGGTGGGACACTCAGGCGGGGTGGACGCTCGTCAACGGTCACGCGGTCTACGAGGAAGACGAGCTTGGGGTCGGTGACCTCGTTTTCTACAGCCCCGTTGGTGACCCCGAGAGGACTGGTCACGTTGCGATATACGTGGGCGATGGCGAGGTCATACACGCCAACGGAGCGCCCGTAGCCATAACACCGCTTGATGACGGTGGCTGGTTCGTGTTCGGCGGCTGGCCGCTCGCGGCCACGCCAGAGGAGCTTGACGAGACAATAGAATGGCTAAGGGAGAGTCCCATGGACGTGATAGTTGAGGTAGAGGGCAAGGGTGTGTCGTTCTGGCTGTGCGGTGACCACGTGCACGACCTCACCCACCCGCATGACATAGACATTCTTGACACCATGTGGGGGGCGTGCCATGACGGCGAGAGGATGCCGAGGGCGAGGATATCGGCTGACTGGTACGGCAGGCTTTGCCAGTGCTGCAAGGCGGGGTTCCCATCGTCGCTCAAGGCATACGAGGACGCATTCAAGCCTAGGAGTTAGGATGCCCTACAACAACGACCCGCACGGTGACGTCTGGGAGGCACTAACCATGCTCGTGGCCCTCATTATGCTCGCCTTGGCACCCGTGATGATGGCGGCGCTCATAGCCATGTACATATTGTCCGGGCCAGCATGGTAGGGCGGTTCGGGGTCGACACGTCCGTCTGGGACGGCCACATCGACGTTGACGCACTCTGGGAGGACGGGGTGCGCTTTGTCATAGCCAAGGTGGGAGGCTCTGACGGTGGAACATACGAAGACCCAAGGTTCAGGGAGACGCACACCGCGTGCAGCCTATACGGGATGCACGTAGGTGCCTACTGGTACAGCGCGGCGACAACCGTCATGCAGGCCAAGGAGGACGCGAGGTCGTGCCTTGCGATTCTCAGGGGCCTGGAGCTTCAGATGCCCGTGTTCATGGACGTGGAGACCACCGAGCAGCAGCTTCTTAGCGTCAACAGCCCACGGCTTCTTGGGGAGGTTGTAAGGGCGTTCTGCGACGAGATATCCAACGCGGGATACCGGGCGGGCATATACTCGTGGAAGTGGGTCATAGACCCGATATCGGAGCGCGTGGGGCCTCACGACAGGTGGGTGTGCTCTTGGACCGAGCACGTGCCGGGTGGCCGCGTCGACGTGTGGCAGTTCGGCGGCGAGACGAACGCGCTGGGGGACACGGGCGTGGCTGGCTACGACCCGATAGACCAAGACTATTCGCTGACCAACTACACCAACATGGGAAGCTGGCCGAAGGGGGACGATGACATGCCGATGGAGTGCCTAATCAGCGTCAAGGACCGAGACACAGTCGTGTGGTTCGACGGTGCCAACATAAACGACCTTACGGACACAGAGGACATAGACGTTCTCGATGACATACACCGTGGGTGCACAGGCTCGCCGATGCCCATGCTAACCTTGTCTGAGCAGAAGTTCGCGCGTCTGTGCCAGTGCATAAGGGGAGGCTACCCAGCGCATCTGAAGGACTTGGTTGACAAGTACCCTCCACGGTCTAGGGAGTAGCCATGGAGACGGAGGAGATAGCGTGCAGGAAGTGCGGTGAGGCAATGCTGCCAGTAAGCGACTCGGTGCATAGGCTCTTTGACGTGGTGACCATCGAGTACATATGCCCAAACTGCCTGCACGTGGAAAAGAGGACGTACTTCGTAGCAAGGAAGGAGAGGTGGCAGTGATGCCGTACCAACCTACTTGGAACAACCCATACCTGCCCCAGAGCACCGCGCCCTTGGGGCAGTCCTTCGGGCAGACCTACCCGATGCAGTACCAGCAGCCCGTCAACGGCGTTGTCAAGGTGAACGGGCGGGACTCGGCGATGCAGTACCAGCTACCGCCGAACAGCACAAGCCCAGCGCTTTTCGACAACAACGGGCAGGTCTTCTACATCGTGAGCACGGACGGTACTGGCATGAAGACCGTGGAATGCTTTGACTTTAAGGAGCATGTCGAGCAGCAGCCCGTAAAGATTGACGGTGCGGAGTTCGTCAGCCGCACCGAGTACGACCAGTTCGTTGCAAAGGTAAGTGCGGCATTGGAGGCAATCAATGGGGTTCATGCAGCAGTTCCAACCACAGGCACCGCAAATGCAGCTGAGGGCGCAGATGGCGCAGCTCCGCTCGATGTTGCAAGGGGACACGTCGGCTCTGGTCAGCAGCCTAGCTCAATCTAACCCAGCGTTCGCGCAGTTCGTCGCGCAGAATCAGGGACGCTCGCCACAGGAGGCCTTTAAGGCCTACGGATACGACTTTGGCGAGGTGTCTCGTCTCATCAATTCATAGCGTCGGGTGCACACGGCGTGATGGATAGGCAATCGTAACAACCGAATAGAAAGGACACGATATGCCTGACTACTCTCTGGCCGATATCGCTGCTGCCACTGGCAACGGTGGCGGCAACAACAACGGGTTCGGCAACGACTCAGGTGCTTGGTGGCTCCTTGTTTTGTTTGCCCTTCTCGGCGGGTTTGGCAACAACGGGCGTGGCGGCTACGGTGGCGGCTATGGCGGCGCTGGCTTCGCTGGCGGCAACGAGCTTTACCCGTGGCTTGCCCAGCAGCAGAACGTCAACGACGGCTTCCGCGACCAAATGCTCCAGACAACCATTCAGGGCGTCAATCAGGGCGTCCAGAACCTCGCCACCCAGCTTTGCAACTGCTGCGGGGACATTCAGATGGCCCTCTGCAACGGCTTCAATGGCGTAAACACCAACATGATGCAGGGCTTTGCTGGTGTGGAGGCCAACGCCAACGCACGCCAGATTGCCAACATGCAGCAGGGGTTCGGGTTCCAGACTGCCGTCGCGCAGGGCTTCAACGGCCTTCAGGCCCAGCTCGCGGACTGCTGCTGCGAGAACCGCCTTGCGACGGCCAACCAGACCGCGACCATCCTCGCGGAGAACTGCGCAGACCGTGCAGCCCTCTCGGACGGCGTCCGTGACATCATCGCCTCGCAGACCGCTGGCACCCAGCGCATCATCGACCAGCTCTGTCAGGACAAGATTGACGCGAAGAACGACGAGATTCAGCAGCTCCGTCAGCAGCTCAACATGCAGACCCTCGCCGCGTCTCAGGCAGCGCAGAACGCCTTCATCACTCAGGGCTTCACGAACGAGGTAGACGCGCTCTACAACCGACTGAGCAACTGCCCAGTCCCGTCCATGCCCGTCTACGGACGTACCCCCATCTTCACCTGCCCGAGCCAGAATCAGGGCTGCGGCTGCGGTTGCGGCAGCATGTAGGAGGTAGCCATGGCTGAGTATGTGGGCATACAGACCGAACAGCTCGTTCCGTTCGGGCAGAACGTCCTACTTGTCGACTCAATCCCGTGTCCGAAGGGCCAAGTGGTGCATCGGAACGGCAGCGGCATCCTTACTCTTCGCGGTTGTGGCTCTAACTGCTTTTCACGGTTCCAAGTGACCTTTGGGGCGAATATTGCAGTTCCAGAGGGAGGCACGGCGGGAGCAATTGCTCTCGCACTGGCGCTCAACGGCGAGCCGATTCTCAACTCCCGCGCAATTGTGACTCCTACGGCGGTCGAAGAGTACAACTCCGTAAGTAGAACGATTGCCGTCACGGTTCCTCGCAGCTGCTGCTACACTCTCGCAATTGAGAATGTGAACGCAGGCGTCGACGGGCTTATTGACACACAGACAATCAGCGTGGCGGATGTGAACCTGACCGTCGCACGCATTGCCTAGGGAGGGCAGAGAATTGGTCGAGAAGCTGAAGGACCTCAAGGACGAGCTGCTGATGCAGGCCGAGCAGGACATGCACGAAAACGGCAGCGTAGACCACATGATGATTGATGACATCAAGGACTTGGCAGAGGCCGAGAAGTCCTGCTGGGAGGCCGAGTACTACCGCACCGTCACCGAGGCCATGGAGGACGGCAAGTCGGGCTACGACGATGGCATGGGCTATACCCGTCGTGGCGGCATGAGCTACGACCGTCAGGGCCGTGGGTACCGTCGCGGATACGAGCGAGAGTCCCGCCGTGGCTACCGTGGCCAGTCCCGCGATTCCATGGGCCGCTACATCTCCCGTCGTGGTTACCGCCGAATGGACGGCTACGGCCACACCGACATGATGGCCGAGGTTCGCCAGATGATGGAGACGGCAGACCCGCAGGAGCGCGAACAGCTCAAGATGCAGCTCCGTCAGATGATGACCGAGATGTAGGGTGAGGCCGTTCGTTATAAACGGCGAGCTTTGGGGGGTTGCCCGTGTCCCAGCGGGTGACCCCCGTCTCATAGACAGGACGGACACGCCAAGGCTTGCCGTGACCGACTCAAGAAATCGAATGGTCTACGTCAGGGCCGACCTGAAGCCACCTCTGCTTGACAAGGTTATGCTCCACGAGGTCGCTCACGCCGTCACCGTGTCGTGGGAGTTGCTTGGCCCAATGCGCTCAGTGGTTCCAGAGGTCGCATGGGTCGAGGTCGAGGAATGGGCCGCGCAGCTCTTGGAGAACCATGCCATTGAGGCGGTAACCGCAGCGAGCGAGGCCCTTGGACGGCCAGTGTGCGTGAGGGGACTTTGCGATGATTGACCTAGAGACAATCGAGCGGGAGATTGACAAGCTTGAGCACCGGGAGGCCTCGTACAAGCTCTGTGAGCGGCTGTCGTGGCTGTATTCGGTGCGCGACCACCTACAGGCGAAGATTTACCCACCGGAGGGCAAGGCGGCCCTCAAATCGTCTCTCAGCGGCTCCGAGTTCTTGGATGCCGCGAACGGCAAGCCATACGAGGACGTGATGAAAGTCGTTGACGAGCACCTTGAAACCATTCGCCTTTTGTATCCGAAAACTTGGGAGGGCATCATACAGCGAATCAAGGAGCTGTGATAAAATGAACTTGCAGGCGCATTGACTCTTGGCGTCGCGGGGCACTCAGTTGCCAGTGACCTCGACGTAGACGCGGCATGCGGGCTGTGTGGGAGCCATCCCAGTGACGAGGCACTGACTGCGCAGGTGTCTCTGACAAAATGGCTTGCGAGGGCAGACGCGATGCGTTGGTCAAGAGGAAAGGCGCTTGGCACCCATGCGCAAGGGTAGGGCCAAGAATCGGCGGGTTCGAGTCCTGCCACGTTGACCGTTTGCCCTCAGACGGACCTTGAGCCGCTTGTGCGGGGTAGGGGGCCACTAGGTGCCAGCGACCTCAGAACGGCTGGAAGGGACCTAGGCAAGTCCACGTAAAAGGCCATCTCCCGGGAAGGCGGGGTTTCGCGGCGTTTCCCCGCCACCTTGCGGATTGGAGCAGTCTGGTAGCTCGCCGGGTTTGCTCTTGTGATATAATCTTAGCATCAGTAGTTGCGGTGCTGAGCTACATACTTTGTTAAAGGCATCCATTGGTGTGGCCGCAACCCATACCAGTGGATGTTTTTGTAGGTGATGCAAGTGGGAAAATTCAAGTACGGGACCGTGACCTATGGGGGAGTCGAATACGCTAAAGAAATTGTGAGGGGGAGAAGCGTGCTTTACCAACTCGTAGACGGAAAGATAAAGAAGGGGACCAAATACGTCTACGAGCACAGATTGGTGTACGAGCTTTACAGTGGCGAGAAGCTGAAAAAGGGCGATGTAGTTCACCATGTGAACGGTGATAAGACGGACAACAGGTTCTATAACTTGAGAAAAATGAGCTTACAAGAACACAGCAGGCAGCACACAATCGAGGATGCAGAAAAGAAGGGGTACAGGATTGGGCCGTATTTCTGCATTGATTGTGGTGCCGAGGTAACACACAAAGCCAAGAGGTGCCTAGAGTGCAGCCGAAAGCTAAGAATGGTCGACAATCATCCAACGAAAGAGGTTTTGGAGGACATGATAAAGAAGATGACCAACAGCGAGATAGCGAAAGTGCTTCACGTCTCTGATGCTTCCGTCAGGAAGTGGAGAATGTCCTACGGGTTGTTATCAGCAAGAGAGCAACGAAAATCTGCTAGAGTGTAATCATGGTCGGAGGTTCGAGTCCTTCATCCGCGACCAGCAAATCGTACCCCCGACGCCTCTCGAAGAAGCGAACCAGCGGGGGTCGTTTTCTAGGCGAGTACCCACGATGCCTCTGACGCAAGCAAACTTTCGTTGGTGTTTGACATCGCAAGGCGTCCTCAGTGGGCCGCTAGGGGCTTGGCAGAGCCTGACTGCCCAGAAAACAACAGGTTTGCGAGGAGCCTAGCCAACTCCTCAGTTGCGATTGCCCGCGAAGGCTTCGGCCGAGCGGTGTCCCCGTGGGATGCGTCCTGCGGGGACTTTTTCAAACTCTCGGCCATCACGCGCCCGAAAATCGCCGCGATTCGCAAGGGTGAATAAAACTACCCGACCAACACGCAAACGAGCCTCAGAACGGCTCTCAGAGGACCTACGGGGCCTCTTTTGCTATACTTGGCTCCGATGAAAGAGCGCGGATAAAGGAGCTTCCGCGACGGACGGAGGCCACCCATGACTTACACCTTTCAAGACTTCGAAGAGGCCAACGACACCACCAAGTTCGTCGAGTCGGCCATATGGAGCTACAAGCAAAGCGACATGTACAAGACTGCCGTTCTGGCAGACGATTACGACGCACAGTTGAATCCGACAATCACAGGACTCGTGAGGACCATCTTCACCGTCAAGGGCGTGAAGAAGGAGGACTACACGGCGAGCAACAGGCGCATCGCGTCAAACCTGTTCAACCGCCTGAACACGCAACGCTGCATGTACAGCCTAGGCAACGGGGTCTCGTTCGTTGACCCGTGGGAGGCGGCCAAGGGCAAGAAGGACACCACAAAGGAGCGTCTTGGGCCGCACTTCGACCATATCGTGCGCGAGGCGGGCTACCATGCCCTGATTCATGGTCGTTCCTACCTGTTCTGGAACCTTGACCGCGTTTACGAGTTCACCGCCACAGAGTTCGTCCCCCTTGAGGACGAGAACGACGGTAGCCTGCGGGCTGGCATCCGCTTCTGGCAGCTCGACCAGAACAAGCCGCTCAATGCGGTCCTGTACGAGGTCGATGGCTACACCAAGTATTCCAGCGCCAGTGGTCGGTTCGAAGAGGTCCAGCCAAAGACCGCCTACAGCGTGACCTACTCCTACACCGACGCGGGGGACGTGCTCTCCGTCGATGAGGACAACTACAGCGCGTTTCCCATCGTGCGCATGTTCGCCAGCAGGCTCAAGCAGTCAACGCTCGTGGGCATGCGCGAGGCCATCGACGCCTACGACCTGATTCAGTCAGGCTTCGCCAACGACCTCTACGACTGCGCCGAGATTTATTGGATAGTGGAGAACTACGGGGGCATGGATGACGATGACCTAGCCAAGTTCCTCGACAGGCTCAAGTTCAACCACATCGCCAATGCGGACACGCAGAGCGGCGGCAAGGTCACGCCCTACACGCAGGATGTGCCATATCAGGCCCGTCAGGCGTTCCTAAACGACATTCGCGCGAGGATGTACGAGGACTTCGGGGTTCTTGACGTCCACACCGTCTCGGCAAGTGCCACGAACGACCACATCGAAATGGCGTACCAGTCGATGGAGGACAACGCTGCGGACTTCGAGCATTGGGTTAGCGACGCGATAGTGCAGCTCCTTGAGTTGCAGGGCATCGAGGACGTACCGATATTCAAGCGCAACAGAATCACCAACCAGAAGGAGACCGTCGAGATGCTCGTTCAGGAGGCGGCGTGGCTTGACGAACGGACCATCCTGCGCAAGCTGCCGAACCTGACGCCCGACGAGATTCAGGCGGCAATCGAGGGCAAGGAGGACGATGACATGGCCCGTATGATTATGGGAATAGGAGGCGAGATTGAAGGCGAATAGCAAGCTGGGGCTTATGTTGCCCAAGGTGCGCCTGTTCCACAGCAGCAGGGGCTTCAAGAGGTACTACAAGAAGGAGTATGGCGAGAAGCCCGAGCTTTTCGACGCCGAGGGGCAGATGACCTACCGAAACGGCGAGGCTCTGGTCCTGATGACCTATATCGGAAACGAGGCGTCGGAACTCTCCCTGCTCGTGCATGAGGCATATCATGCGGCGGTCGCGCACATGGAGCTGCTGGGCGAGGACGATGCTGGGGAAGAGACGATGGCGTACCTCATCCAGTCAATCTCCAATGGCCTGTTCGTCGCTCATGACAAATGGAAGCGCAAGAGGGGTCTGGTAAAATAGCGGCATCGCACCACTTGGCTTTGCGTGACAACGGGTCGCAACCGTTGGGCCTAGTGGGAGGGAAGACAGCGTTTTCGATTCGAGGCGCTTGACCCGGCGAGGGACCACCGCATCACCTTCCGTGCGGTGGCTCTTTGCTATACTCTGATGCGTGTTCGTGTGGAGTATCCGCACCCGGCGGCGGCGCGCGATTCGTTGTTACCAGCAACGTCTCGTGCGTCTCGTCTTTTGGTAGACTGTAAACGACCCGCCCACACGGGCTGGCTGAGCCTGACAGCCCGAAACCAACAGGCCCTCTTGGCGGCGTGGGGCAACGCCATGCCATAGTGTGCTATAGTATTATACAGGAGGTAACGCTATGGCTGACCAAGCGCACGAATGGACAGACGAGCAGATTGACAGGCTTCATCGGAGACTCGCGCGGGAGTACTCCAAAGCCGCCATGGAGATGCGCACCAAGCTCAATTCGTACCTTGAGGACTACGAGTACGCCAACCAGTCTTGGAAGGACGCGGTAAGGTCTGGCGAGGCCACCAAGGAGCAGTACAGGCAATGGCTAAAGTCCCAATCCGTAAGACGTGACTACCTAGCAGACATGTGCGACACGCTAGCAAGGGACGCAACGAGGACCAACCAGCTCGCAGCCGACATGATTAACGACGAGCTGCCTAGGGTCTATGCCGAGAACGCCAACTACGCCGCCTATGGCATCGAGTCGCATCTGGGAAGGAACACCCACGCGTTCGACCTCGTTGACCAGTCCACGGTGCGCAGGCTGATGGGGATGACAGATGACGGGCAGGTCATAAAGGAAGTCACCACGGACAAGAGCATCGTCAACCCCCCTCTCGTAACCATGCGCAAGCTCAACCTCGATGAAGCCAAGGACGTTCGCTGGAATCGCCAGAAGTTCAACGCGGCTCTGACACAGAGCATACTTCAAGGCGAGTCCATACCAAACACGGCAAAGCGAATGGCAAGAGTCTTGAATATGGGGCAGAACATGGCCGTTCGTGCGGCCAGAACTGCCATGACGAGCGCCGAGAACGCTGGTCGCGTGGACAGCTATCAGAGGGCCAAGAGGCTCGGGATAGACCTAGAGCAGGAATGGCTGGCGACGCTTGACGAGCGGACACGCCACAGCCACAGGGAGCTTGACGGCCAGCACGTGCCAGTGGGCCAGAAGTTCAAGGTGCCGTCCAGCGGCAACGAGCTTGAGTTCCCAGCCGACCCCACGGCAGACCCGTCAGAGGTCTGGAACTGTCGATGCACTCTTGTGGCGTGGTTCCCAGAGGACGGCGAGGAAAGCGCCAAGGGCAGGTTCAGCAGGCTTCCAAAAGGCATGACATACGAGGACTGGAAGGGGATGAAAGAGTACGAGCGGAAGCGCGGAGTCATAAACGACGGGAACCCCGAGACGTTAGCAGGGGTCAAGAGGGGAAGTCCCATGACGTTTGACGAGGCCAATGAGCTAAGGGGAAACCCGAATTACAACATGGCAGCAGTTGCATATGACGAGTATTTGCAGGCCAAAACGGAGTATAACTCCGTATCTAATGGGTTCTGGGGAGCTTCCGATAGAGTTGTGACCGCTGACGAGTACAAAGCTGCCAAAAAGAGGTTTGAGGAGGCTGAGAAGGCATACAGGAAAGCGCAGAGAGAGCAGAACGGCTATCGAATCAACTGCCAGACCTGCGTGGTTGCCAACGAGGCGAGACGCAGGGGATACGACGTGCAGGCAACCGCGAACACGACAGGCTCAACGAACGCGAGGGTTGCGAGGCAGACCAATCTCGCGTGGATTGACCGCGCCACAGGAAAGCACCCTGACTACATCATCTATGACGGGGAAGGCAAGGAGGACTACGCTGGCAGGCCCATACCCACCTACGCGAGATACGTCAAATGGCTTGAGGGTGAGGGGACCATCGAGGAAGGGTCTCGCTACACCATCGAGTTCTGGTGGAAGGGTCGCAGCTCGTCAGGCCACATCGTGTCCATCGAAAGAACCTCAGAGGGTCTGAGGATGTACGACCCTCAATGCGGCGAATCATATGACGAGAATGGAATACGGGAATATCTCAAGAGGGTAAAATACAAATCGAGCATACGAGGAACGCAGATAGCCGACGGCCCGCAGCTCCTGAAGGTGAGCAACTACGACTTCGACCTAGACATCTGCGAGCAGATACTGACGGAGGCTAAGCATGATTCCTAAAGACATCGAAGCCGAAGCCGAGTCCGTTGGAGCGGAAAGCTTGGAGGAAATAACGCTCTCAAACGGCGAGGTCGTGTACCTGCTGGGGTTCAGCGGGAAGGTCGGACTCCCTGTATACCTACACTATGTAGACGGCACCATCGTCACGTCCACCCATGATGAGTCAATGGCTCTTTTCGACGAACCAGCCTACATAGGGGATGACGAGTAATGGCTGATAACGTCATAGTCGTTGCCGACAACACCGAGCAAGTCGCAAGCGCCATCACATCGGCTTTGGAGGCGGCGCTGGAAGAGATAGGACTAGTTGCCGAGGGCTACGCGAAAAAGCTCTGTCCCGTCGACACCGGAAGGCTCAGGAACAGCATCACGCACGCCATATCGCCCGACGAGAAGGCCGCCTACATCGGCACCAACGTGGAATACGCTTTGTACGTTCACGAGCCTGTAAGGATGAGGAACGGCAAGACGAGACCGGGCGTGCCGTTCCTCAGGGATGCCGCCACGCAGCATGTGGACAGATATAGGTCAATCCTGAAGAAGCATCTCGAAAACTCGTAGTATGGTATAATTGTTCCTACAGTAAACAACAGGAAGTAGGAACAATGAAGAGAATGAACAGCGTCGTAGACCTTACCGGACAGAGATTCGGAAGGCTTACCGTCATAGGAATTGATGACAGAGGTACAAAAGGCAAGACATATTGGATGTGCCAATGCGACTGCGGAGCCGTGAAATCAGTGAGGTCTGACTCCCTCAAAAGTGGAGCTATACAATCTTGCGGGTGCCTCAAAAGAGAGCAAGACAAGTCGAATCTCGCAAGGGACACGCATGGGATGAGCAAGACCCGTCTGTATCAAGAGTGGCAAGGCATGAAGGGCCGTTGCTTCAACAGGAACAACGCAAGATGGGAACGCTACGGAGGCAGAGGCATAACGGTCTGCAATGAGTGGAGGAACGACTTCCAGAGCTTCTGCGACTGGGCCATGGATAAAGGATACAGCGAGGACCTGACCCTAGACCGCATCGACAACGACGGGAACTACTGCCCAGAGAATTGCAGGTGGGCTACCAAGAAGCAGCAGAGCAGGAACAGGCGGACCAACATCGACGTGACCATAGGCAACTCCACTAGGACCCTCATGGAATGGTGCGAGATTTTCGGGCTTGAATATAAGACCATATACGCGAGGTACAAGAGGAACGGAGACTGTACGCTCGAAGGGCTTTTCAACGCCTAAGAATTTTCGGAAATTCCAAAAAATCCCGCTTGCATCACCTGCGATATGTGCTATCCTATAGTTAATCAAGAGGGAGGGCCACAGGGGCCTGCCCGGAAGGGAGCACATCATGAGGTTCAAGTATTTCAAGGCCGACCACATGACCAGCATCGAGGAAGCCAAGAAGCAGTACATCAAGCTTTGTCTCCGTTGGCACCCCGACCGCCCCAACGGTGACCTCAAGGCGATGCAGGCCATCAACGCCGAGTGGGACTATCTCAAGGCCCACAACTACAACATCCACGACTCGAAGGACGGCGGCACCTACACCGACTGGAATCAGGACATGCCCGATGACGTCACCAGCGAGTTCGCTGACATCATCTCCAAGCTCGTGAACATGGCTGGTCTCGAAATCGAAATTTGCGGCTCTTGGCTCTGGGTCGGCGGCAACACGCGCGAGCACAAGGGCGACCTCAAGGGCATGGGCATGCGCTGGGCGTCGAAGAAGCATCGCTGGTACAAGGCACCCAAGGACTGGAAGCGCAAGACCCGCAGGGAGCTGACGATGGACGAGATTCGCGACAAGTTCGGCTCCCAGACGGTACAGGGCGGGCAGTACGCGGCACTCACCGCATAGAACGGACGGCCCCGAGAAATCGGGGCCTTTTTTAGTAATTCTCGCCATCAACGGCATGAAAGTATGCTATAGTATAGCTACGGGGAGGACAGGACACCCCACGTTCTAGGGAGCACGAGATGACCAAGCAGTTCGAGACTGGCAAGACCTATATCATCTACGACGAGCGCAGCAGCGCGCACTTCCGCGCCATCGTCATCAAGCGCACCAAGTGCCGCGTGACTTTCGAGCTTTCTGACACGGGCCGCAACTGGTGCAAGACCGCGAGCGTTACCCTCAGTGTCAAGAATGTCAACATGGTCGATGCAGACGGCAACGCCATTGAGATGGTGGCTGGCAAGGCCAAGGCCGACCACTGCGCAAAGGTGACGCGCGACCTGTTCGCGCTGACCGACAGCGAGCGTTAGGAGGTGATTCATTGGCAACCAACTACACGAGGGGAGCAGCATTCGAGCGGAAGGTGGCGAAAGACCTAGAGGGATACGGGTACGTCACCGTGCGCTCGGCTGGCTCGCATTCTCCCGCCGACGTGATAGCTATGCACTACGGCACCATAGCGTGCGTGCAATGCAAGCTGGACGGCAGGGTGGACCCCGACGAGTGGAACGAGCTGTGGGAGTTCTCGCGGACCGCTGGCGGAGCGCCAGTTGTCGCTGAGCCGTACAAGGAAGGTCGTAGGACTGGTATAATCTACCACAGGATTACCAGCAGAAAGGACGGCAGGGGCCGTCAGCCGTGGGAGTCTTGGACTCCCCAGATAGAAGGGTACTAGGGATATGAAATTTCGTGAGTTGAAGGCCGAGGAAATCGAGGTAAGGGTAAGCCGCGTGACCAATGCTGGCGTCGAGCTTCTGCTCTACAAGACGAGCCGCACGGACAGCGACATCCTAGACGAGACAGTCGGTTCCGAGAACTGGCAATGCAACTACGAAAGCATAAACGGCGAGCTGTTCTGCACTGTGTCGATTTGGAGCGATGAGCGCGGTCAGTGGGTCTCGAAGCAGGATGTCGGCTCGCCGTCAAACGTTGAGGCAGAGAAGGGTCGCGCCAGCGATGGGCTAAAGCGCTGCTGCTCACGTTGGGGCATCGGCAGGTCGCTTTACACAGCACCGCGCATCTTCGTCTATGCCGACAAGTGCGGCAAGATTCAGCAGGGCAAGAACGGCAAGATGCAGTGCTACGACCGCTTCCACGTCGAGAAGATTCGCATCGAGGACGGGCAGATTACGGGCCTGAGCATCTGGAACGACACGACGGGGCATCGATGCTTCGTGTGGCAGAAAGGGGAGTAATGGAAAACAACAGCGTCCACCTGCTTGGCGTGGTCAAGCGCAACGCTCAGGCAGGTGACAACGGCAAGGGCGGTCAGGTTCTCGACTTCGCTATACAGGTCACCAACCCGACAAACGGCAGGTATGACATATTCGACTGCAGGCTCACGGACTACAGCGCCGCGATGAAGAAGCTGGAAGGGTTCGTCTCTGAGGGCGAGGAGCTTGAGCTTGTGGGCCATCTTGAAAGGGTGACGAGAACGGAGGCACAGCGCCTTGCGGGGGTCTGGGTCGAGGCTCGCGTAACACAAACAATCGTATACGTAGACTCAATAGTTAACGAGGTAGAGTAATGTCGATTAACAAGGTATTTATCTCAGGCAATTTGACAAGGGACGGGGAGCTAAGAACAACCCAAGGCGGCACGGAAATCCTGACGTTTGGTATTGCGGTTAACGACCGAAAGCGTGACCCAAGCTCGGGAGAATGGATTGAAGTGCCCAATTTCTTCGACTGTGTAGTTTTCGGCAAGCGTGCCGAGAGCCTGAGCCGAATCCTCTGCAAGGGGATGAAGTGCACCATCGAAGGCAAGCTTCGCTGGTCTCAGTGGGAGCGTGACGGCCAGAAGCGCTCCAAGATTGAGGTCATCGTGGACGAGATTGAGTTCATGAGCGGTTCTAAGGCCCAAAACGGGCCGCAGCAGCCGCAACCGGGCAACTATGCCGACCAGCAGCAGAGCGGAGCTTATTCGTCCCCTCAGCAGCCGCAGAACGGCTATCAGCGTCAGGACGTGTATGAGGATACCGATATCCCTTTCTAGGGGTTGTTGAGTCGGTGTTCGGAAAGGTCAAGGTGACGCATGGCTGACTACGACCTCTGGTCAGAGATACAGTCCAAGACCAAGCAGCTCGACTATAGCGTCAAGGAGCTGCGCAAGAGCGGGACGGCATACGCTGAGGCCGAGCGTGCTTACAAAATCAAGCTTCGAGAATGGTGCTTGAAGTTACGTTCCCAAGACATGCCGATAGGACTCATCGATAAGACATGCTACGGCATCCCAGAGATTGCGGAGCTGAGGTTCAAGCGCGACTGTGCCGAGGCCGTCTACAAGGCCAACATCGAGGCAATCAACGCCATAAAGCTAGAAATCAGAATCATCAACGAGCAGTTGAGCAGGGAATGGACGAACCCACAGGCAGGAATGTAAGGGAGAACGTTATGGCAAAGCAACATGGTTATCGCAATGGACGCAGGGCACAGGACGGCATGTTTCAGCCCGATATAAAGCAGGACGTAAACG